GGTGGTAGCCAGTGCGCCTGTTGTTGAGGCATAGGTTACGCCATACTGTGTAAACGCGCTACTTTGACCTGTACCGCCGTAGTTATAAGCAAGTGGGGAAGTGGTTGTAACCGTTGTAAACGCACCTGCTGCTGGGGTTGTAGCGCCCACTGTGCCGTTTAAAGCTCCGCCAAACTTGGTTGCCGCTAACGTTGTGCCGTCCCAAGTCAGGGCAGAAGAAGCCCCAAATGCACCAGAGCTATTGAACTGTACCTGCGTGTTAGAGCCAGCAGCAGAGCCACCGCCCACGTTTACGAAGTTTGTACCATCCCAAGCCACAATGGCCCGCGTACCTGCTGCCAGAGTAACGCCCGTACCGGTAGCAGCTTTGATCGTGATTGACTGGGAGCCGCCTGTGTTATTGATGACAACGTAGGTTTTAGACTGCGCCGGAACCGTAATGGTGCGGGTAACTGTACCGCTTGCTGTCCACAGAATGACTGCGTACTGAGAGCTATTTCCCGTCAACCCTGTGCTGGCTGCTGTACCTGTAGTAACTGCCAACGTAATGTCGGCATCGGTGGAGATAGTCTGCGTACCTGCAACCGCAACGTCGATGATCTGCGAGATTGCGTTATTTACGGTGTCGCCCCATGTGCCGGACAGCGTACCCGTTGTGGGTAGCGTCAAACCTATAAGTGATGTATTTGCCATTCAAAAGCTCCTAAAACGTAGGAATTGCTGTCCAATTTGGGGTCTCGGTTGTATCAATTGCCGTCCATCCCGGGGTTTGGGTATTACCTATATTTTGCCAGTTTGGAGTCTGGCTGTCATCTATTAATTCCCACAAATTGCGGCCCGATTGCGCCACCGTCAAGGCCATCGTATCTGATACAGCCGCATGATAACCGGTGATAGCCGTATTGGAATCCGATATTGCTGCTGTTTCAGTGATGCTTTGTATGTAATAGGTTCCAACCGTTGTGCTATCCGTAAGCGCCATCGACTCCGTGATGGTCATTATCAGCGTAGCAACTTGGGTTTGTGCTATTGCTACGGACTCTGTGACGCTGGCTACAAAGTTGGCTAACGCAGCTTCCGTCGTTAGGATCGGGTTCGTCTCTGTCAGGGAGACTTGGTAAGTAGCGTTTGCTGCTTCGGTAGTAGACGTTACTGCGGTCTCAATTACCGTGGTTGTGTAGGACGTTGCCGCCGTGTTGGAATCCGTCAGCGCTGCTGTTTCTGTTACTGATCGGGCAAACGTAGCTGCTACCGCCTCAGTGGTCGATGTTGATGCAGTTTCTGCCCGGCTGACTGCAAATGTGGCTGCTATTGCCTCGGCTGTGGACGTGGCTGCTGTCTCCGTGATGGAAACGCCAAAGGCCGCTGTTGCGGCCTCGGTGGATGTGATTGCTACTGTTTCGGTTACGCTATCTGCGTATACATCTCCGCCACCCCAGTAGCCATCACCCCAAGCATTTACGCCCCAACCGGTTGCCATCTTAGGTCAGGGTAGCCGTATAGGTTACCGCGATGGTATCGCCGTTGACCACAGACTTGGAGCTGGAGAAGTCCCCAGCGGAGAACAAGACCCCAGTCGTGCTGTCTTTGGTGGAGCTGCCGCCGATGTTGATGAAGCAGCCAGCCACAGTGCCCGTACTGGTCATAGAAAATGACACTGCCGAAGAAGTTGCTTTGCTGCCAGCCGATGCGGCGCTAAACGAAGGAGTGGGGCGGTTGCCGGAGTAAGTAGGTGCGTTTGCCAGACCAACTTCGTTCCAGCTTGAATGGGATGCTTGCGTATCTGCAACTACCGCCGTGCCAGTTCCTTTGAGGCCCATGACCACTGCGCCAGCGGCTACGTTACCAAGGATGGTGTCCAAAGTAGAGTTCTTGCCGACGGTAGTGACAAGGTTTTCAATGTCGTCTTCCCACTTGATATTACCGGCGATATCATAGCAAACAGCGTGGTAGGTGCCGTGAATAGACATGGAGTCCTCGGGCATGGTGTTGTACTTGGTGACTGCCTCTACTTTGTCAGTCGCAATGATTTTGTCGTGGGACATAGGTACTCCTTAATTAATACGGATTAATGCTGCATCAGATGAATTGGAAGGCATCAAAATTTGAAATCCTTGATTCACCATAGTTTGAATTGCTCCAAAATTGATTACACCAATAGATTTATTTGCTTTAGACGCATTGTAAACAAGCGCCCCTAATGTGGAAAAATTTGCTGCATTCCAAGTAGGATCATCAAAATCCACATACGCTACACCCGCCGTGTTGCTAAGAGTGACTGTGACATTAGTCGCAGTAATTCCCCCTGCGGTATAGCCTGTCCCAGAAACTTCATTTATGGTGGAATAAACAGTGGTAGTTGGTCCCAAAGTAGCAGAAGATGTGTACAGCGCAACTTTGATCGTATCTACAGATAGATCATGAACCCCTAAAAGGAGCTGGTATTTAAAACTGTTGGTAAGTCCTGCTGTAATCATGCTTAGCTCACCGGTATTTTGACTTGACCATCACGATATGTATCCATCCGCTGTTTACCATCACCCAAATTCTTCAGGAGCAACAACGCTTCTTTGTATTTTCCATCGTATAGCGTCAAAAGGTCCTGCTCGCCCTTCATAAAGGTATACGCCTCAATCAAACAACCATACAACAACGCTATGTCAAAATTATCGCCCAACCAAGATGTTCCTGAAGTAACAATTGAAGTGGGGTAATAGTAGTAGTGCAGTTCAGCGTTGTAACTAACATCTGGGGTTGGCCCCAGAATAAAACTTAATTCTGCTTGATTAGTCGATTGGGGCCCAAAAATAGCATAGTATTTTGGTGTTCCTGTGCCTGTCGAAGAAGGATATACCTCACGAATGAAGTTTACATCCTTATCCAATAAGTAGGTGTAATCCCCACCCGTTGGATATATAGCAATTGAATAGACTGATAAAAAGTCTTCTGGTGCAGCCAGATACTTATTGTTAGCTGAAATTACGCCAGTAGCATTTTTTCGCAAGTTGGCCAACTGGACAGTGTTGTATATGCGCTGCTCTGCCTGCTTTGTAAACGTAGCAAGTTCTGTTGCAGTAAAAGTGTTTTCAGTGTAGTCCGCAATGGCTACACAAAGTTCGGTATAGGTCATGTTATCTGCGTCCTAACTTGCCCCATAAGCCCCGTTGCCTGCAACGGTTTGGCATATGGCATAGGCATCATACCTATGCTAGAAAAAGAAGTGTCCGTGGTCGCCCCAACAAAGATTGTAACCAGCAATTTGGATTCTGGGCGGGGCTGATACAGCGCTTGAGGTTCCGTAATGGTCCGTTTTGGCTCCAACTGCGGGTGCTTGGGTTCGTAGCATTCCGTGCATACTTTAAACCCCTTCCAATCCCGAATCAATTCCAGCAATTTGTACCGCTGACCGCACTGATCACACAATGCAATCGCATACCGGCCTGAAGCATAGCCGGACATGGTCTACCCCGCCATAAAAGTAGGAATTAAGAATACGCTTGCCGTATCCCTATCTTCCATAGCCGCCCGAGCAAATTCTTCTTCGTAAAACTGCTTAAGCATCATGACTCGTTCCGGAGCTTTTTTTAGAGCCAAATAATAGGCTAAAGCTGCCACCAAACAAGGCAAAAAGCGGAACACAATATCCGCTGTATTTAAATAAGTGTCTGCGTTGTCAATCCGGCGGATGGCGTAGTACACAAAAGTGTACGTGGTAGTCGAATCAGGTGTAGGGTATAAGTACAAAGTGGTCGGTACAGACCGTTGAACGTAGTACTGAGCGGGACGAGACTGCGTATTTTTGTTGGGGAGATGCAGATACTCAGCGCGGCTGATACGATCAATCGTAATATCCTGCTGTGTAGACCCACTACCCGTACGAATGACTGCCGAAAGGGCATTAACTGTGTCGGAAGGAAGTTCGTAACTAGCTACCCCAGTAGAAAGCACTTGGGTACGCTGTTCAATCGTCCAAAGATTCAACCCACGATTTGCCCATTCGGCAAAAATCAGGTTTAAAGACCGCAAAGCGGTCTTCATGTCGTAGCCTGCCCTGACCTCTAGGCCGCAGCGCTCATACGCTTCGGCTATTAGGTCATCAAATTGCAGGTCAAAGTTGGCTACGCCAGAAGTGGTCATTTTTAGCAGATCTTAGCGGTACGTGCGCGGGCTGCGCCCACACCTTTGACCTGTACAGTCTGTACTTTTCCGCCGTTGGAATAACCACGCTGGGCAATGCCTTGGCCACGGAGTGCAGCTCCACCTTGTTTGTAGCCCAAAGCATCGGCATTCATATCGCGCTTGGAGCCCTCTTTCATGCCCGCATCCACATCCTTTGCCGACTGTTCAAACTTTTTCATCTTGTCAGACATCATGGCCTTGACTGCGGGTTTTTTAAATGCTGGTTTTTTCATAATGCCACCTTTTTGAAATTTGCGGCCTTTATCCGCTTTGGAAAAATCTTCACCCACGGACTGCGGGATACCTACTTTTTTGGCAAAAGCGGCATTGTGTGCTACCGCTTCCATCAAATTATGTTGTTTCTTACTCTTGCTTGGCATCATCTGCCTTCTTTCGGACAATGACTTCAGAAAATGACTTGCCTGTTGCCATTTCAACAATACGCATCACACCGACAATCGCGCCAATAAGACCAAACACAGGAGAAATTACTTCCAGAAATGTGCCGATTGTTGAAAATATTGCCAAGATATCAAGGACATCTTTCATGGCAGTATGGTGTTCATTCATATCCTACCTCAGCACTTCCAAGCCCGAAGGCTCTTGTTTATACGAGAATTCGGGTTTTTCGCCGTCTTCTCGCTGGTAAGTTTTTTCTTCATCCCAGTCATTCTTGCACAAAAAGAGTCGCGCCTGCTGCCGCCTTCTGGTTGGGGAGGTTTTAAATTCATCCCTTCCTTTTTGGCAGAGGCCCGACCCTTGGCATTCAAACCCCCATTGGGGTTCTTGCCTTCCTTGCGCTGCCATGCTGCGGTCTTAGCCATTTCAGTACATTTTGCAAGGCTTATTCCGTGCCTGACCCACACCGCGAGGAGAAACAGAGCTTGTAGGCCCTTTTCCCGGCTTGCGAGCGGTTTGCTTAGGGCCACCTTTGCTCATATCTTGCTTTTGTGCACCAGACTGAACTTCGCCTTGGTACTGATCATCTGCCATTTTTGCTGCACGTCCCATGATGGACTCCTTATCCGTAATAAATAGTCAAACCGGTTTGATTTGATAGCTGGCCATAAAGCCCATTAACCGCCCAAATACCATCGCCGGGGATCAACAGCGTGACTGTAGCGGAGTTATTTGTAGTGTCCCACGAAGTCATCCAACGTGATCCAACCGCGCTTTGAGAAGCTGATGCACCGGCAGTGATGCTTCCTGAGTTGATGTCCGTTACGGTATATGTACTTGACGTGAGTACCGTAACAACATAATTTCCATTGGTAGCTGTGCCGCCTGTGCCTGCACCAAAAGCTAAGCCCACTACATCGCCGGTAGTCAAGCCATGAGAGGCCAGAGTAATGGTAATAAGAGTTCCAGCACGGCCATAAGTGACGGCAGTTGGGGCCGCAGAAGAGTCCCAAATGTTCACTGTGCCTGCCGTAGCAGAACCAATACCAATAACGCCTTTTAGGCGCGTCCTGCCAGTGACCATTTGGCCACTGGCGTTTATATGCGCACTTTTTACGTCAAATTGAAAGCCCATAATGGCCTCCTATTAGGAATCGGCAAACGGTGTAGCTACAGTGCCAGTGCCGAGGATCACGCCAGTAACCATGTATTTCAATGCAGCCAGTGCGCGGATCTCGATCCATGTGCCAGCAACACCGCCAGTGGTGCCGCCATTCAAATTGATGAAATCATTGCTGGCAGCGGCGGTAAAACCAACCATTGCACCCGCCGAATCGGTATCTACCGACAACAACGAACCAACAAACTTGTCAGTGCCGTCCGTACCAATCTTCAGCGAGCTTGTGCTGATGGTTGTAGGAACCCAAATTGTGTACAAAACACCTTGGTTATTTAGTGTGTTGTAGTCATTGCCGGGTCCAGAAGTAGAACCATTGGAACTAGTGTTAATTGTGGGCAAAAGAATGGTTAGAGCAGATGCCAAAGAACCGCCAACGCTAATCATGCGGCCGCCGTGGGCAATTGGATCAAGTGTGGTATTGGAAGTGATAGAAACAACAGAGGAAGGGCCCTGTTGATACAGGCCGCCCATCGAACGAAAGGGGCCGCTAAAAGTCGTACGTGCCATAGCAATAGTCCTTACATACAAGTTAAGTACATTGATCGGTATGTCGTCTGCCGGGACAGTTCAATGCACCGGAAAGCCCGGGTTAGCCACAATATACACCATTTTTAACTCATGTCAACATGCCGTACAAAGATTTAGCAAAACGCAAGGAAAAAGCCAAAGAATATTCGGCTAGGCATTATGCTGCCAACAGTACGGCCCAAAAAGTAAGGACAAAAGCAAGCAGGAAGGTAGGCAAGGAGAAATGGAACGAGTTCAAAGCAACCCTGATGTGCACCCAATGTGGGATATCACACCCCGCCGTTATAGATTTCCACCATCCCCCCGGTACAAAAGAATACAGTGTCCACAAATTGGCCCAAAATGGCCGGTACAAAAAAGCATATATAGAAGCCGCAAAATGTATAGTTTTGTGTTCTAACTGCCATCGACTTCACCACCACAACGAACGTTTAGCCAAGAAAATGGGGGCCGAAGCCCCCATTTTGAGTGGGATAGTACCCAATTAAGCAGCGGCTTCTTCCTCTTCGCCTTCGCCCTCTTCCTCTTCCTCTTCCAACTCAAACCAATCATCAGACTCTTCGTCGTAGTAGTACCAAACTTCGGCTTCCTCATCGTACCAGTAAGCTACGCCTTCATCGTCATACACCAGATCTTCTGTATCCTCTTCCATAACTAGCTCCTCTTCGTTTTCGTCCGCTGCTTGGACAACAGTTACAAAATCGTTCAGCAATGCAACTTTCCAAAATTTGTCAGTGGAAAACTCAATGCTATCCCCAAAACCAAAATCAATTGTCAATTTGAAATCCATAATTAGCCCCTTAAAAATGGTGCAGCACGGCGCTGCAAACACATCTTATAAGTGATTTATGACACTTTAAGTCATTAATGTCTGGTATTTAACCCTGCAAATTTAACGTCAAACTTTAAAATTACATGGTTAGCCAATAAAAAGGGCCCCCAAAGGGGCCCTTTACATCGGTCGAACCGAAAGGCTGATTTATCAGGTCGAACCCGAGGAACCATAAATGCCACGTGGATCGCTCCAGCCGAAGCTGTAACGCTCACGCGCCTTGTAGCGCACGTTGCCGGTGTCAAAGTCGCCTTCAAAGGCGGTTTTGATGGGCGAACGCTGGAACATTTTCAGACCGTTGGGCGCATCGGTCATGATGAACCATGCGTTTGTGTCGGTCAGATAGTGGTTCACTGCATAGCCTTGAGGAATCAAGCCCATCGATTTGATGGCATTGACATCATTGTCGGCAGTAGCAGTACGCAAAGTGGACTTCATCAGACGCTCGGCAGTGAACTGAAGTTCTTTCGGAACAATCATTTTCGTGCCCAAGACGGCAATTTTCAGGCCGCGCTCGTCGATGAAACTTGCAATGTCGATCAGACCTTGCTCCAAAGACGTTTCGTTCAGGTCAGCCTGAGTCGAAGGCGTATTTGCAAAGTTCTGAGCCAGTGCAGTGGGGTGGTTCAGGTTGCACAGAGAAACGCCGTCACCGCCGACATAGTTGCCGCCAGTAAATGCATTGTTCAGTACAGACGCTGCCTTGACCTGCTTGGTATGCGACATCGAACGAGCCAGAGCTTTGGTGTAGCGACCAGAGAGGCGGTCATAGAGGTTGTCCTCTACAGCTTCCTCAGTCAGTGCAAACGCCATGGCGATGGTTTCGTGCGTATAACGAGCCGTGAACGATTCGTTCGCGGTGTCATATTGAACGCCAGCACCCTCAGTCTTGGTGGGAGCAGAACCGAAGCCAGTCAACATCACCTCTTCTTCAAACGCACGGTCAGAGGATTCGATTTCAAAAATCTCTTCGTGTTCGTTTTCGTAGCGGTTGTACTCCATGCCGAACAAGGCATTGAGTCCGGGCTCTAGCTCTTTTACGAGTTGTGAACGTGTAATTGCCATGATTATGCTCCGTCTGCTGCAACGCCAACACTACCGTATTGATGCTGATTAAGTTTGACAACCACCTGTGCATAACTACCGAAGGCATTCGTCGGGATATCGTAGATGCCTACGATCTTGAACGTCAGCGCTGCGGTCTTAGCGATAGAGGAGGAACCAAGACTACCACTGGAAATACCGCTGTAGGTACTACCGGTAGTAGATGCAGTTGGGTCAGCATTCTTGCCAATGTTGGCTTGAGTAACAGAACCGTCTGCTTGGACAACAAACAATTGATTGGGATCGTCCAAAACCTCAGTCACGATGCTACCGATATTGGGAGTAACACTACCGGGGTAGTAGTTCTTCCATGTCGGCTTATCAGCGCGAGTGGGGTCATTGTATTGGCAACCGTTAAACACGCCCGTGGGGGCATTGTGGGTGGAAGCGTCATACTTGATGATGTATCCGTCATAGACAACAACGAGGTCGCCCTGATAGATAGCAGTGCCGTATCCACTTGCAATCAGATAGCCATACTGCTTTTGTGCACCAGTGGCTGAAAGATTACCTAGCGGACGCAGACCAAAAGGCTTATTCACATTTGCCATTTGTAGCTCCTAAAAGATTAAAAGGTACCGCCTTAGCGGGTTCCGAAAGTCGTTTTAGAACTTCTTTCGGGGGATTGGATGCGCATTGTAGAGTGTGCGTTTTCTCGCATCAACTCATTGTCTACTGCGGACAACTGGTCCCGGGCCTTTTGACGGAAATAAGCATTACGCTCTTCAGCCGTTTCATGTGGAATCTTGGCAAGGAGCAAGCCCCCTGTTGAAATTACCCCTGCATGTTTACCTTCGTCAATCGTAGGTAACAGGCCTTGGTATTCCTCCGGCAATTCTTCAATGCGCACGAGTTCATAACCTTCGCGCAAGCTGCTGTACACATTTTGCTTGTCGACAAATCCATTGACTTCTGAACGAATCCAACGGTAGCCGAATCCCTCTGGGGCGGGTGGGGTGTCTAATTTAGAAGGCGGTGCCCATGGCTTGCGACGAGTTTCCTTTTCCCGAGTGGTGCGGGCGGCTCTATCGATGGTAAGTTTTTCGCTCATGATCATTCCTTCACGTATTTAGCGTATTCCTCAAGAGGAACACCCAATTTTTTTGCAATAGCAATCTGACTCGGCGATAGCCGGACAGTACGGCGCGCACTATTAATCCCCGAACTACGGGAAGCAGGTGCAACAGCAGGCGCGGAACGCTGTTGTCTGGTTTCATTTGCGAAGCGTTTCGGGAGCTCTTCCCGAAGTCTTCGATTTAACTCATTATAGTATTCATCAGAATCGGGTTCAACCCCCTCTTGCTCAATAAGGGACTGATGAATACCCCAAGCGGCGTATGTTGCCACGCGATCTTGGCCAAACCAAGGGTTTTCCTCCGCCCACTGCTCTGCGCGGGGGGATGGAGGAGCCTTTTGTGGCTGCGGAGCAACATTCTGAGGTTGCTGAGCAGTTTGTTGGGCTTGCTCTTGGTAATGCTGGACCTGCTGCTCCTGTGTTTGGAGCCAACCAGACACTTTTCGCTGCTCTTGGGTAAGATCGGTTAGCCGTTGGACTGCTTCCGTTTCAGTATCAATGTCACCCTCTTCCCGCGCCTTGCGGATGATGGCTTTTAGCGTGGTTTGCTGGCCTTCCAGTCGGGTTTTAGCTTCATTGAGGCGGCTGTAGTCGGTGTGTACCAACTTTTGCTCCAAAGTCTGCTTTTCCGTCTGCAATCCACGGGCAAAATTAAGCGCAGCGTCCTTTTGGCGTTCTGCTTCCCGCATCCGGGCTGTTAATTTTGCGATACGCTTCTGAACGCCTTCGCTGACAGAGTCAAGCTCGTCCTTTGGCTCTTGAGGCTCAGGGGTATACCCTTGATTTACGGATTTGTCTTCAGCGCCTTCTTCCACGGTCACATTTGTGGCCACTTCTCCGTCACCTAGATCAAATTCCAACTGTTCATCATTCATAAATTGTCGTGCCATGGCTGTTCCTTACATGTGGAGAATGTCATTGGGGTCATTGATCGTGGCCAAGATCTCGTCATCGTTCAAGATTCGGATTTCGCCGCCTTCAATGTTCATCCGGGCACCGGCATAACGGCCAAAGATGATCCAATCGCCTTCCTTGCACCACGGACCGTGGGGGAATTTGTTGGTATCGGCGTATGCCAAGGGACCGACTGCCAAAACGTAGGCGCAAGTGGTCGTCAGTTGCTGCCGATCCATGGTTTGACCGGGCAACAAGACACCACCTTTGGTTTGGCTGGCCCCACGGTAAGGAAGTACCACAATCCGCCATCCAGTTGGATTTGGAAGATGGTTTTTAATGCTGTCAACACGCTCATCATGCTCTTTTTTAGCCAATTCTTCGTTGGCAGCAAGGGCAAGTGCTTCTTTGGCCTCAGCTTCTGCCTTGGCGGCAAATTCCTGAGCCCATTTCTCTTCCAATGAAGTAGTTTCTGTCATCGATAGTCCTTAAAGGTTGGGATTTTTGTTTAAAAGATCCTGAACGGCCTCTTCAACAAACCTAAACCCCTCTAACCGGCCCATCATGTACTTGTACTGCTCCATATTTTGTATCCGACCACTCAAAATCAGGTCATCGGACTCCCTACGGAGTCTTTTAATCTGATTAAAAACGGCTTCTGCAAATTCCAGCATGGATTTCTCCTATGAAAGCAGACAGTTTAGGCCCCTGTCTGAAGGGTTCCCACTAACTATAGCGGATATTACGCAAGTTTTACCTTGTTAAACGCATCTTTTCGGTAGACATACGTCACTTTTGCCTTTTCCGCACCTTTTTCTGCCTTTTTTGGCACCGGTTTTGGCATTTGTTTCATCTGTTTGGGCTTATTGGCCATTTTTTACTCCTAATTGTTGCTGTTTTAGCATCAAATTTGCCTGATCCATCTGGGATTTTTCCGCTTGACGGGCCTGATCCAACTGCAATTTGGATTGATCAATCTGGGTTTTGGCCTGATCGCTGGCAGCATTCTGCTGAAGCTCCTGTTTCTTCAAATCAATCAATGGGTCCGGGGGCGGATTACCTTGCAATTGGTTTTGCAAGTCCTTCACTTCCTTAAAGAACTGGGCTACCTTAAGCGCAACCAATGCTTCACGCTGCAATGGGGACACCATTTGATCTGGGTCCGTGCCGTACTGCTTAAACAAGTCAGCTTCCACTGTCTCTTCTGCCTTTACCGTGATGTGATCAAAGATATGCTTTTGCAGAGTAACCGCCACGTTGGGCATTCCTTGCAGCATGGGCGACAAACCAAACATGATGTGCGTCATGATGTGCGCATCATGCTGTTGGCCAGCAAAAGCTTTGAGCGGTGATCCATCCAATGCCTGTGCGTTTTCGCTTGCAGGATCTTTTGGCTTGTCCACGTTTTGCGTGTTTAAAATTGAATCAATATCCCGCACACCAATTGCTTGGTACATGCGGTAGTACGACTCGTACATATTGTGCATCTGTGGTGCGCTTTGGGCCAGTTGCAACTGGGTCTGCGCCATTGTGATGCGCTGCGCCACCGAGAAGATGTTGGGGTCAGACACCGGCAATACATCAATGCGGTCATCAAAGTCTGCGCGTTTAATAATGCGGGACTCGCCGGGGACATCGTACGGATAAGTATCGGGTAGAAACTCTCCAAAACCTTTGGCCAGCAACTGGAACTCCAGCTTCTGTGCGTAGTGCAAGCGCTTGTGGATGGCCGACATGACCGAGCTGCCTTTTTCCAGCAGCGCAATCGTGGTTCCAACAGCAGCATTTTGGTTGCTATCGCCAACTTGCATGTCGGTGATCGAAGCCATACGGCGACCAGCATCCACGCAGAAACCAAGCAGTGCAAACAACGTTTGGCTTGGCTCTTTGTAAGGCAACGGTAGCAGGGATGACTGCAACTCTGCGCCGCCTGCATCCATATCGCGGAACTCACCGGGCTGCAATGGCACGTCATCGTTCATGATACGTGCGCCCTTGGCCTTGAAGCCCGCTGGCAGGTTAGCAAATGTACCTGCATCGACCAACTGCTGCAATGCAGCCGAAGAAGTCTTGGACAAACCGCCTACCAAGTGCAAGAAGCCAAGGCCATAAGCCCCCGGACCTTGCACCAAGACGTAGTGCACGTAGTACTGGACGCGCCGATGCTTCTTATCGCCCTCTTTCCAGTTGCGGCGGATGCCTACAACGTCACCAGATACCTCATCCAAGGTAATGATGTACGGCAGTTGGATGCCAGTCGGCTCCCCTTCTTCATCCTTGTCCTCAAACCCGGGCAGATCGTAATCAATTTGGAATTCCAACAGGTTGACTTCTTCTGTATCAGGGCTGGGCTGGATGCCAGTAACTTTGTCCACAGCCTTTTGGATGATGCTGGGATTGTTGTTGGACATCGAAGCAGGTTCAGCAGAGTCTAAATACTGACCGCGAACCACGGCTTTGCGATACGCATTGGCGGACATTGGAACGCGATGCGTAATACGCTCGCATTCGCTCATGACTGAAGAACCGTTGTACGGGATGTACAGGTTGTCAGCCAGTACCAAAGCGCTAACCATGCGCCCTTTGTCCTCGTCGTAGTACACCTTCTTGAACGTCGATCCGCCGTAGCCTGTGTAGAACAGCAGTTGGTCAAACTCAGGTGTGTACTCTTCCATCACCGTAGTGATTTCGTAGTTCATAAAGTCGCGCACGCGCTGCGCCTGCATCAGCTTCTCGCGGGTTTCCTTGCCCAACACTTGTGTGCGCACCGGGCCGTCAGCGGGCATCAGTTCCTTGAGCGCCTGCGCTTGGAATTGAACGATGCTTTCGGTTAGCAGAGGATGCTGCACGCCGCACGCGCCTTTGAACGGACGGGTACGCTCGTCCAAAGTAAAGCCAAGGAGCTTTAAACCCTTGCTGTACTGATCCTCCCAGTCTTTGCGGGAAGATTTGTCAGCGTCAAACATGTCCAAAAGCTCTTGCGAGATGTTGGCCAGCACGGATTCCTCGACCACCTCGGCAAGGTTGCTGTCAAAGGGGACTTCGGCATCGTCTTCTGCACCGATGTCAACCAGCACATCGCCGGTTTCCTTATCAAAAGAGATGTTGACATCGGGCAATGGACCGTCATCGACCTCCACATCCATGCTGCCCGCAGGCAGATCTTCAGAGCGTATTGATTTTTCAACTGACATGTTTTGTCCTTATAGGTAGCGGCGATTATCGTCCGATTGGCGTTCAACAGAACCGCCATGCCGGAATTTAACACCTTCTTTCAAGACTTTTGCAGCGGCTTCCGGGGTCCAAGCCACACCGTGGACCAAGATTGGGTTGCCATCTTTGTCCTGAAGTTGGATATTACGGATTTCAAAACCTGCTTTTTCCCCACCAAGATCTTTTACAACCTGCTTAAGATTGATTGGTACTTTTTTCTCGTACAACTGCGACTGTTTTGATTCTGCCCCGGGGAAAGTAGCAAAACTGCCTCCGTCCCGCATGGTGGCTTGAATGGAATTTTTCATCAACAGTTGTTGTTCCACAGAAGGGTTTGTCTCAAAACCATGGAAAGGTTGTTCCAGCTTATATGTGGGCGCTTCTCTTCCTGCTGCATTTATGCGTTTTTGCAAAATAAGCTTACGTTGATCCAATTTAGCCAACTCTGCATTAATTTGCTCAGGATTTCCTTTAGGGGGATTTGCCCGCATCTGCCCAATTTTACTGGTTAAATCTTCATATTCTGCTTTATCCTTTTCAAGGCTTCCGCCTGCCGGACCTTTTTTTCGAATATCCTGTGCAAGGTCAGATTGCAATTCATGGTAGTGTCTGCCCTTAACATTACTCCCCATGCCCGGGATAGCCGCTTCATGCTCCGAGTAACGGGAAAAACCAATTGGATGCGCCTGACCTGCGATAGTTCCGTGCTGGCCACCATATGGCGCTACATCCTCTAATGATGCTTCTAGCCTCCGTACTTCAGGGGTAATGTCCCGTTGTATGCCTACTTTTAAGTCATTGTATTTTTGCAGGATAGGGTCAAGTGCATCGTTTAATTGTTGTTTAAATTCTGGTTGTGCACGAAATAACTCATGCGTGGGAATTCCTTCAGGTCTACCGAAAACGTCAGGCTTACTAGAAATTACAGCCTCTAGGTCTGGGAGTTTTGCAGGATCAACCCCTACCGCTTTTAACCTATCTATGGCCTCTTGTCCTATCGCACGGGTTGCGGCTTGGTGGGCTAAAAGTTCTCTTTCAGCCAAAGGAACTGTGGACCCCTCCATACCTTTATCTATGGCGTTATATATTTCCCAATATGGCCTATTACTTTTGGCATCTGTATATATGACAGGGAACATAAGTCCCCTTGCTGCATCCGATATCTCCTTGGTTTTTTGCGATATCTCATTTATATCGTTTGTGTATGCATTTACTTTATTCAGTAAAGACTTACTGGCAGGAAGATCCTTTAGTAAAGGAGATGAGCCTATTAAAGATTTAATCTTATCTACATCTACACGAAAGTTTCCATTAATGTCTGTGTTGAAATTAACAAAATCTTTTATGGCACTGATTGTGCTTTTTGCATCTTTTGCAGAAGCTGCCACTTCAGGAGGCATGTCTAAGTACAGATTTGTTGTACCTAATTGCTTACCAAACACATTGTCTTGGCTTTCCCAGAACTTAGACCCAGTAGTATCTACCGAAAGATCCTCCGATTTAAACCGTTGGGGAGAATAAGTTTTGCCAAGCGTTTCTTTTAGTTGTTCAGGGGTTATCTTGGCATTTGCAGGGATATCCGCAAGCGCTGCTTCCAAACGCTGGACATCGTACTCCCGCAAATTTTTTTTAACTTGATTGATAAGCTGTTGTTTCTGCACAGGACCGGGCAGTTGGTCTACAAGTTGGTCCAATCTTCCAACAAACGGGCGATCAGCCGGTGTTGAAATTTCTTCGGGGGGTGCAACTGGAACAACTTCTGGTAGGGCAGGTGTTCTTTGCGCTGCTTGTTCCATTGCCGCTGCTTCGGCTGGCGCAGGGATAAAGTCGTCTATGGCTTGATGACCTTCTGGAGCCAACGCTACTTCCCCCCATCCGGCTGGGTTGGGTGCGACTTCCGGTGCGACTTGAGCAGCCGGGGATGGGCGGGCTACTCCCGCCGCATCCAACCGACGATTCATTTCCCGAATTGCTTGGAGTTGACGATCTATATCCTCATTCATCCGAGCAACAGCGGCTAAGTTTTCACTTGTCGGTGCGGCTTTGGCTGCGACTTGTGCAGTCTTCAATCCGTTGTATGCATTCTTCAGCATTTCTGCCGCAGTAGCACCCGTGCGCATTGCACCGCGAACCACGGAGGCAGGGTTGAGCAACCCGGCTCCCATCTCCCCCATCATTCGGAAACCTTGGTCCTGTGGGTCTTTGGAATCCTCTGGGCGGATACCATATTTGGTGGCTTGCTCCTTGATCCAATCACTTCCCATCACGGGCTTTTGTTCTTTGTAACCAGCCGGACGCATGGCCATGGATACTAAATCAACAGGTGCACCTGCGAGATCGTAGGGGAGATCCAATGCTCCTTTGCCAATGTTTTCTACGTTACGTACTGTTCCTTTGGCCACCCCCTTGAGCATCTTGGCTGCTTCTGAAGGATTGAAGTCCTTGCCCTTGGCCATGGTGTCCGAGGTGATCGGACCGCTGTCGGCTACCCCCATGGGATCTTGGAAGTAATCCGTGCTCTCTCCGGTAGCAGGAGAACCATCGGCGCGAGATATGGGAGTCACGGCAAACGGGCTTTGCTGGTTAATACCAGTAGGCATCAAGTTGTTTGGCAAGCCTTGGTTACTGCCAAAACCAGAATTAAATGGCATTGGTGCAACAGTGGCAGCCCGCATAGCAATCATTGTTGGCGTAGGTGTTGCCAAATTGTTATACATATTGGCATTGTTATACGGCGCAGCAACAGGAGCGCTGTTCACATAAGCAAACGGATCAACAGGATGGTTGTACGCTTGGTACGGAACATATTGTGTGCTTGGTACTTCTACGGGTCCCATGGTTATCACTGACCCCGTTGTACCTGAAGTAGTTCTACTGGTAGTTGTTGGAGCAACAGTTGTAGTGTTTCCTCCAGTGACAATGGGAGGCGACCAAATAGATGTGGTCCACGGAGGGGCAATTGTGGTCCACACATAAGTACTTGTAAGTGTCGGTGTCGATGTCGGGGCTATCGTAGAAGTAGAAGTAGAAGTAGATGTTAGCGTGGGCGTAGACGTATTGGTTGTCTCTGGAAATGCTGTTGGCTCTAACGTAACTACTGGCGGCAAAGTAAATACACTTATCCACGGATCAGTAGTTTCACGCTTACCCGTAATGATTACTTGGGATAACGTATTGGTTTGAGTAGGGGTTGGAGTTCCCGTATTAGTTGTCTCTGGAAATGCCGTTGGCTTTAACGTAACTACTGGTGGCAAAGTAAATACACTTATCCACGGATCTGTTGTTTCACGCTTGCCCGTAATGATTACTTGGGATAACGTATTGGTCTGCGTAGGGGTTGGGCTTGCCGTATTAGTCGTCTCTGGAAATGCCGTTGCCTGTAACGTAACTACTGGCGGCAAAGTAAACGCAGTCAACCACGGATCAGTAGTCTCTTTTTTACCTACTACTGTCACCGGAGCAAACACAGTTCCGCCAGTATCCACTACTGTGTTATTTAAATTTGTTCCATTTTGATTCTGCAACTGGCTAAGCAAGAAGGGATCAACCCCTTCTTTGTTGCCTGTAACTGTCACCGTACCCAAATCAGTACCATTCCCACCTACAGTGGAATCAACACCATTCCCGCCTACAGTGGAATCAGTACCTACGATCTGGCTGATCAAAGTATTAAGATCGGTAGCCGCATTGGTATTAGAACTGTTGGCATCTCCAACAACAGGTATCTGATTTAAAAACGCTTGCAAGCTATTGGCGTCTGCCCCAGTCAGCAACCCAGCATTCTGATAGTTGGCTGCGGTATCCGGATTACCATAGGTATATCCGTTGTCGCCAAAGGTGTATCCGCCACCATTTTCGCTATTTCCAAAGTTGTTCCCAAAATCACTGCCGCCGCCACTGCTTATCCAACCGCCGTACTCTCCGCTATCCCCTACGTTGGCAGAATCAGCAAATGTACCTATAGCCGCGTGCACCGGACCACCGGGCGGCATCTTCACTTCCCCACCCTTAGCCATGGTCCTCGGAGCTTGCTCCTCGGGGAATGGACTGCGCACAGCCAAATCAACACTGGCCAGCGCCGGAGGTTTCACCTGAGCCAGCCACTGCGATGCTACGCTGGGTTCGGTGCGCTCCTTATAAGCCTGCACCGTTGGATCATCCTCGTCAGAGTTATCCGCCAAGAACGACAGAGCCATCGCGGCTTGGTAGTTTGGTCCGAGGGCCGCGAGCATCGCAGCTTTATCTTCTGTCGGCTGTTCAGCCTGCGCCATCCGCGCAGCACCGGCCACGGGCCGAGGAGCGGGGGCCGCTTGATCCATAGGACTGACAGCAGGTTTTTGCGCTACCTGCTGGCCCAGCTTGGAGCCAGTAACCTTCTCAACGTACTTGGCTGTCTCATCGGGGACCGCGCCCTTCTTACCGCTGGCCACCCACTTATCAACATTACCCGGGCCCCAGTTGTAAGCCGCAGCCGCCAAGGTTGGATCGTTGTTGTACTTTTGCAGCATGGCCGCTGCGTAATCCTTGCCCACCCGTGCCCGCTCTTCAGGAGATTTATTGCGCGCCGGTTCTACCCCAAAACCCGGATCAAGAAAGGTTTTATCCAAAACCTGCATCTCACCCTTGGCAGTACCATGCTTAGTCTTAGGACCTTGCAACAATTTACCATTGGCATCATAGCGGCGCTTGTTGCTTTCCGCTTCCATGATTTTGTCAATAAATTCCTGATTCGGATCTTTAGCCATGGTCCGTGGTCCTTGGAGGGTGTTACTACCCTCATTCTACAAGTTTGTCAATAATACTCAAGGGCTCCTAGCTCTACCTTTTCCTCATCCTGTTCATCAGAATCCAAAGCAATAAAATTCCCTTGACGGAATCTTGTCCAAGCCATAACCGTTGAGTCCACCTGATCGTCATGCGCCCCATTAGGAAACGATGCACATTCTTCAACAAGCTCTTGCGCCCACTCCAAATCCGCCGGATACCAGATCATTCCCGATTCCAACAAGGGAGCTACCGCATTAGCACGCGATATCTTATCCTGCCCGGTCCGTCTGCCGCCGGGTGAGTACATCGTAACCGGAATCCCTATGCGGCGCAATTCCTGTTGCAATGGCGTGCCAGTAGCCTTGGCCTCGATCAAAACATTATCGGGATTCCAATAAAGGTACTCGGACCGCGCAACGCGCTTCAATTCAGGAAAGTCCCACCGCCCGCGCTTCACGTTGAGCAAGATCAGATTGGGGCCCGAGTCGGCAGAAGGGGTGAACACGCCCCACGTCGAGATGACAGAGTAGTCCGCCGTCTCCTTCTTGGAGTACGCAGTATCGTAGGACTGGATGATGTATTCGCAGGCCGGGGGTTCATCGTAAGTCCACTTGCGCCACCAATCGCGCTTCAAGATTGCGCCTTCATCGTTGGTGGGCTGCTGCTGCCACTGGGCATTCCACTTCTTTAAACCAATGCTGACTTTGACTTTTTCTAGCTCATCTATATGCCAATACTCGGGCCAAAGTGCGCGGCCCGAGGGAAGAATGGCAGGAAATTCCAAGATCTCCCATTGATCTGACTTTAACTGCCCTTGCTGCCTTAGTAAGCGCCCTGTAAGGTCATCGGTCTTCCAGCGGGTATTAATGATGATGATCGAGCCGTTGGGCTGGAGACGCTGACGGGGGCCCGAGGTATACCACTCCCAAGTGTTCTCCATGGCTGTCTCGGACAGAGCGTCCTGCTCGTCCAAGATATCGTCCAGAATGACAATGTCACCGCCGCGCCCGGTCATCGCGCCGCCCTTACCGATGAAATAGGCTTCCCCACCACCCTTCGTGTTCCACCGACCAGCAGCCTTGCTGTCAGCAGAAAGGCCCACGGACGGGAAAAGTTCCTTGTACTTATCTTCCTCGACAAGGTTTCGGATCATCCGGCCAAAGCGTTGGGCCAGCTCGGCAGTATGGGAGCCGACAATGAGTTTAGAAGCGGGGATCTTGCCCATCAGGTAGGCGGGGAACAGATAACTGCCCATCTGTGACTTGCCGTGGCGCGGGGGCATGGCGATCATGAGCCGCTTGCATTTGCCCTCGATCACCCGGTCAAAAGCCTTGGCAATCCGCTTGTGGTGTTCCCCGATGATGATCTCGGGCCAGACGTAGCGGCAAAACTCTAGGAAGTTGGTGGTGGCCTTGTCCCGGATTTCAATTTGACGTAGGCGTAGCTCCAGCAGGAGGCGTTTATGTTCGACATCGGGGGCTTCATTTGGGGCCATGGGCAGACTCGTAAGGTTCTGAATTTTTATAGTATACCCCCACCCTTGCCTTTTTAAAAACAAGGGGGTGGGGTCGATAACTCCCGATTACCCTGTTATTTGTCTAAAACAGGGGCGAAGCTGACGCTGAGCAAGCCGGTGCCTTTATGGCCCTCCCCCCTCTAAGAAAGACAGAGACAGACAGTCAGAGAGTTGCGGGCCCACCCACCCCCGCCACCACCTTTGAGGGAAAAATAGAAAGAAGAAGTAAGGGTAAACACCTATTGACACGGCGGGCCCACCCACCCCCGCCACCACCTTTAGGGACTGATAGTTATCAGTTTATATTGCGATATTGGCAATCATTCAAGCGACCCTATTACATTTGGCAAGCATCGCGTAAGTGCTTGATTTATAAGGCTTTTTTGGGAATTGCTTAGGTGCGCGGACTGGGGCGCTGCGCACAGGCAAAAGAAAAGCGGCCCAGTTGGGCCGCTTAGGGTAACTGGGCCCGTGGGCCCAGTTCGGGGTTACTCTGCTGCTGCTGCTGCTTCGCGTGCTTTGTATGCTTCTTTGGAAGCAGTGCTTAAGCGTACAGCTTCCTCTTCAGGGTAAAGATCCACTTCTTCAATTTGCACGCTAGCAAATTTGCTAGCGTATGCGAAGTCTGTGCCATCATAATTGCAGAGGCTAGAAGCTTTGCGCAGTGTGCCGATGAACCCGATAAACGCTTGCAGTTCTTTGGTGGAAACGCTCTCAGGGATCACCAGCTTGCAGTCCCATCCGAGGTTCAATATACGAGTCTTCATTTTGCTATCCTTTCTAGGGTTGATTGTCAGCGGCTGCTGACATGGACATTATAAGCCAGCCCCACGGGGCTGGCCCACAATTCTTTCTATCGATTAATCGAACGTGATAGATACGCACGTGCCGGACAGTGCCGACTCGACATCAAAGTTGTTATCCATCCAGTCCTGCACCTTTTGATCTAGATCGATGTCATCGATGGCCTCATCGATCTGGCGGGTAATTTCGTGGCTGTGATTTTCAAGTGCCACTTCCACTGAACTGTGAACAGCAGTAAAGGCCTTTTGAATTTCGGCCTCGATCAATTCGCGCAGTGGTGCGTTGGCAGCGGCCATGTCGGACTGGTGCAGTTTGATGGCTGTATTCAATACTGAATACACAGCAGTGAGTAACGCTGCCGAATTGTCAGAGCCATTGGCCAGTTCAGTTGCACGGGCCAGCGCCGTATCCATGTTGTCATACGTCACAAACAGGTTGTTTGTGTACGTGGCAAGAGTAGTTCCGTAGACTTTCATTTTGCTATCCTTTCTAGGTTGATGATGTAGCCCCACTGGGGGACTGTCTGAATTATAGCCCAGTGGGGTAACAAACCAGCCCCAGCCCCGATTGTATTTTTCAATTAAACCAGCCCCACCGATAGCGCCCAAGCTTCGCGGCCCTTCGCTGCGCGAGCCCTTCGGGCGCGGGCCGCGAAGCTTGGGACGTGGTGCGCGGTCCGCGCACCACGCAGCGCGGTGCATTTTCACTGGTGCACGCAGCGCGGCGCGCGGCTTGGTTTCCGATATCGAAAGCAACCTAAAAAAGGCCAGCAAAATTACCCTTTTCCATTGGGCAATTCGCCAGCCTTACGCAATAGTTAAGCGCTAAGCAATTCCACTGCTCGATTTTTAAGCGCTGCGCCAGTGCCAAACCATGCCGATTCAAGGCGCGTATTGTCGGACCTTCCGCGCTCATGATCCACCAATTCGGTGACAGCATTAAGCATGGCCCAGCGACTACCAGCAACCCCGTCGATATCGGAACCGATAGCGGCTCCGTTGAATAATTGCAGCACCCGCTTATAGGCGCGGCTTTCTGTGATATCGATCCGGCCTGTGTGGTAGGGTTTGAGCAATTCGGCAACAAAAGAATCGGCCTCCGCTGCACTCATGGTTTCCGCTGCCAATTGGCGGCTCTGAACAATAAAGCGCTCGAATTGATTCGCCACAATCCCCAATTGCAGGCGGACGGTGTCGGCGTCGAAGCGCTCACTATGCAATACGCGAATGGCACTTTTCAGATATCCCTTTTCGGTTTCCGCTTCGCCCTTCACGGCCTGCCCGTTGGAATAGCCGCCCACTGCCGCCGTGATTGTGTTATTGCACACCACGCGAATTGCAGTGAATTTCGCAATTGTCGCCATGGTTCCATCGTAGGACGTGCCCAGCAATAGGTACGGCTTGACTAGGTCCCCGTCTACCACTGGTGCCGCTTCGCCCACGCTCGCCAGTGCCCAAACCCTGCGCCCGTAACTAAGGGCTCCGGCTGTCTCCAATTGAAAACCGCCAAGCGCTACTAAGTCAGAGAAAAAGCCCATTATTTCGGCGGGCTGAACAACGTTATAGCCCTTCGATACTACCGCCAGCGCTGCGCCGGTATCGCTCCGGTGCAGTACTTTACGCTCCGGCCATGCTTGGGGCTCTGTTGCCGCTGCTGTCTGAAATAGAACGGGGCTCTCCAATACGCTGTAAGACAAGCCAGCTTCGCGGGTCCAAGTGGGGATATCTGCCCCCGCTGTCAGTGCCTGCCCCAGTCCGTGCCACGGGGTTTTACCTGCGTACGCAATCGCTGCGCTGCCGGTGGTGGTGTCGATCATATGTGCCATTTTGCTATCCTTTCTGTTGTTAAAAAATTACCGGTTTTCCTGTTCCGGTGCGCCAGTATAAGCGCAATATTCAGTGCCTGCCGATTGTATTTTTCAATCGAATTTATCCAGCACCCAGCTAATCCCTATTATGACGGCCAGCGCCACGAAGGCCATTATCATGCTGCCGCCTTTCCGCAATCCCCTGCGATATGGTGCCGCAACATGCTGCCACGGGGCAAACCATGCGCGAAGGCGCGGACGGCCTGCGCATCATTGGCGGCCCCTTTCTTTTTAGTAGCATGCCACTGTATAGCAGTGGGGCCCGATGCTGCATAGCAACCCCCTTCGGCATCGGTGCCGACTCTCTTTTTTCCGGTACCGTGCCCAACGAACACCACCACATAATCACGTTGACCACGTGCGCATAGTGGGGAACCATTCCCGCACTGCTGGCATGTGAATGAATCGGACAATTCGGCAGGGCACCGGACAAACCCGATACCGTGGAATTTTCGGGGCCATTGGTCCGCGCTATCGTGGGGCGCTGCGTAAACGGCAGGCCTTCCAAGCTCTACAGCGCGTGCCGCATCTTGCATGGTGTCGCAGCTTGCATTAAATACGGTTTTGCCTTCGGCAGGCAGTGGTAAGGCTTCGGCCTGAAAATGGCTGTAGGTCCAAGCCAAGCCCCCACGGGGAACCGCATCATAAACGGCCTGCATATATTCGGCATCGACTAGGTCCGTGCCGGTTTCGCTTTTCGGGTGCAGCTTGCACGTTTTGGGGCACGTGCCATAAGTCTCATGTTCGCCTGCGCGATAAGTAACGGCAATGGGGCCGGTTTTGCTGTTGCTGCTGGTTTGTACTGTCTTGAGCATGATGTTATCCTTTCTGATATGCCGGAACCGTTCCGGCATGGTTTGAATTATGCGGCTATTTGGTTACTCCGTGCATTGTATTTTGCTATCGTCTCGCGGCTAATAATAGGTATCGCAGTGCGTGCCGGAAAGTCCCACGGGAACCCCTCTATTACCATGTTCTCGGCGTATTGTCGGGCGGCCTTAAGAGTATCGAAAGCGCGAACGGCGGTGCGCGTGCTAGGGTAGCAAACAACGAACTTGACGCGCTCGCGCGGCTTGGGGTGTTGGCGTCGGTAGCTTACGGGATTAGACATTTTGAGCCCCTTCGATTACGCGCATAGCGGCTTCCTCGCCCCCATCACACATACTAACGGCAACGACAATTGCGGCCATTACGTCCGAAAGGGTCTGCTCCCCTGCACCTCGAACGACAGTGGAATAAATACCGCCATTTTCTTGGGCGCTATCCCAATCAATATATTGGCTTTCGCGGTACATTTCGATTGTGGTTTTAACCGGCTTTTTAGCAAAAGCCACAGCGTGGCCCCATAAAATGTATGAGTCAGTTACCGTGCGGCTTTCGGAAAAACGTTCCGATATTCTTTCCTCGTCATAACCCATTGACAACATAAGGGCAATCGTTTGGACATTTTCCTTGCTCTCATAACCCATGCATTGGCCGTACGCCTCAACAAAGGCTTCTATCTCTTTTGCGGTTTTCATCTCTCTATCCTTTCTGTGGTGTGCGCACTATTGCGACACGGCCCTATGTTAGCCCAAAATACATCCCTGCCTAATTGTATTTTCCTATCACTAAGCCAGTGCCAATAGCTGCCGCAATTTACTCCAATCCATGGCGCGGGACGGCCAAGAGGCCATAGGCGCAAGCCTAAGCCCCTGCTGGGCAAGCTCGATAGCATCCTTGCCAGCATAAAGGGATATCGTGGAAGGGACCAACAAGGAGCCCTCCCGCTTGACCAAAATAAAGCACGGACGGCCCGCTGCTGAGTTGCGGGCCATAAAGGCTATTTGATGTGGCCGAAGGCCTACCTTCAGGCCGCGAGTGACAACCTTAAGCTCGACCAGCACAAACCGCGAATTAATGCCAATGAGCATGTCCGGAATGCCGAGGTTTACCCGATTCTCCAGCCGCTCAATATCGCAATTGAGCAGGCTAGTGCGCACGCGCTGGGAAAATTTACTCTCCGGTGTTGTCGCCATGGTCTATCTCGAAAATGTCCGGCGGGGGCTCCGCCACGCCTGCGTCAAAAATGGGGTCTGCCTGCTTAGCTATGCTGTCCATGACCAAACCGGTGTCAGCGTCAATCAGGGCAGTCGGAGGGGGACCGCCGTACAAGCGCTTAAGCTCTTCAAGCTGGTGTTGCACTTCTTCTTTGCTCATGCTGTCAATGGTCCCGTGCCGGATTTCCTTGCGCTCCACGTAGATTGTCCCCAGCGCCTGTCCGCGCCGATACTCAGCGGCCACGGCAGCCGAGAACGCCCCAGCCTCCAGCGCCTTGTCGCGGATGATCTGAAGGTCCCGCATGTGCCGCTCATAGCTGGTGTTGTACTTTGAGGCCAATTCGGCCCTGTAGGCCTGAATAGCGGCCACCACGTGGGGGTATACCTTGGGGTTCGTTAGCTTCCACGCCATGACCGATGCGCTGCCCTCTCGGTACCCTGCGCGGATCGCGGCTTCCTTCAGGGTCACACGGCCATCCCCTGAGACGTACTCCTGAACGAACTTCCATTCCTTTTCGTTCATAACCTTGCGCTGCTTGCGCAGCGGGACAACTTCCCCAGCCATGCGCTGCTTGGCCTTGTCAGGCACCACAGGCGGCACGTTCCAAACGTCTTTACGGGTCATGCTGTCCTCCATAGTCGCCAGCCGCCGCTTACCTGCTTCAAGGAGAACTTCCACGTGGGCTCATGCTTCTGGATGAACTGGGCAGCAGACACCCGCGCCGAGGTTCCCTTGGGCAGGGTATCAAAAAAGATGCTGTCGCCCACTTCCATATCCTTGAACGGGTAGCGGGTCCTTCCTTGGGGTATGGGCACATCAGGGTCTATTTGGAGGTTTGTAAGGGACATGATATATAAAGCCTATCGTAACGCAGATGTAGCTACTTTAAGGGACGTAATTTCCAGAAGTCAAGCGTTCAGTTTTTCGGGCCTCCTATAGAGTTTTTTCACAAGAATTTATTTTTTAATTTTTTTTTCTCGAAGCGTAGGGACACCCCAGTAAATTACACCTACTACAGTACTCAGATTCCACCGTAATGGTATAACCTATTGATTTACATCACTTATTACGCCAATTACACCATTACGTCTATTCTCACAAAAAAAGATGAAAAAACATTTTTCTTTGGAAAAACCTTATAGGGAACCCCAAAAAAGCATATAAGAACCGCTTTCTTATATGCTTTTGGTTATATAAGACCCATACCATAGGGTAAACCCTAGTATCAATTCTACAAATTGACACCCAAAAATAAAGCTTGACGTAAGGCTAGGTAAGATACAATAAACCCCGGGCCTCGGTCCTCGGACCAGTTTCCATTAACCATCAAGAAAGGATAGATAAATGCAGACACAGATGCCGAATCAAACCAGCATTGCAGACGTAATGCTGAGCATTCCTGTAGAAGTTCACTACGCGCTAGACAAAGACGGGAGAACGCAAATAGTAGCAGTAAACGTAACGGTAGGGAAAAGCTCTCTAAACGTTATCAGTCTACTTGGAGAAGATGACTTCTTTGATATTTTTGTCCAACTGGACGATTACTACCACGAGGTGTCCTGATGAGCTACGTCAACTACTGGCACAAAATCAACGACAAGGGCGACTACTTTAATTGCAATTTTTACTACGAGCCCGTGGAAAAAGCCACTGCTGATGATCCCCCGAGCCACGGTTCGTGGATCTTGGTCAGTGTGAAGTTAGCCGGTGTGGACCTGTTTGAACACCTGTCCTACACCACTTTGCGGGACATTGAGGAGTCCTCGCAGATCACTTTTGAAACCATGGGGGAATAAATGCAGAGTTATCTTTTTTGGTCACAGGAGCATGGTGACGTGTATATACATGCTGAAAACGAGGACAAGGCGTGGGACAAGTTTTACGACACCCACAATGGAAATGGGGACTACGAGGTTGTGGTCCATTTGTTAGACGAACTAGGAGAGAGCTATGAGTGATGATCTTTATCAGGTGTACCACATCAACGGCACCGTTACCCCCGATGAGTATCGGGAAGCCTTGGTCCGCGCAACGTCACCCGAGGACGCTGTACAGCAATTTGGCGCTATTTATCCTGAAGTCCCTGAAGGCGATTTTGTGGAAGTGAACTTGGCATATCTGTGCACTGACTGCGGTTGGCCATCAATTAAGCAGAGTAATGTCCGCGATATCAGTGGAGCGGATGCCTATACCTGCCATGTCTGTGAAAACTGTGGCCACCACTTCGGAGGGGACCTTGACCATGCTTAACCTGATCCGCCTGTACTTTATGTTCCGCCGCAAGGGGTGGAGCCGTATTCAATCGATTAAATCAACTTGGAGAATTGCAAAATGATATTTGGAACTAAACGCATCAAAGCTTTGGAAGAGCAATTGGAAATGCACATTAACCGGCTCAACAACCTGTTTGCAAACCTGCAAAGTCAGATCATTAGCCTGCACCACGCGAAGGTGACCGCCAGTGTGGATAAGAAGGTTGCCCAGCGCCTAAAGCAGCGGGAGTATGCACGGGAGTATTACCGCAAGAACAAAGCCGTGGTGAATGCAAAGACCGCAGCACGGAGAAAGGCCAAGGCTGGGAAATGAAATTTTTTTCTTTTTTGAAGAATCAACTAAAGGGGCTGACACCTTTGGAAGTGATCAGCAAGGAGCTGGCACAGGCTCATTTGGATAGGCTGGAAGCGGAGAATGCTTGCGAATACAGCCAAGCTGTGCTGGATCTAAATTTGGCCCGCATCGAACGGTTAAACCTACGTATCAAGGAGTACAAATAATGAACTGGACACCTGAGCAGAAATGGAAAGTCATACAGGCGTGGTTGTACGCATACGACCAAGGCATACACAAAGACTACGAGCAGCAACTACTACTGGCTATCAAAGGAGAAGCACAGTGAACGAAGCAGACAAACACTACATGACACCGACACCCATTGAAGAAGAGGTCCGTGATCCGTGGTCCTTTATCAGTCAACAGATAAGAGGTCTACTTGCACTTGCAGCCATTGTGGTTGGTGTGTGGATGCTTGTTGCAGCGGTGGTGGTGAGATGAACGAGATGACAGACTGGTTTCCCCCACACATCAAGCCTGTGCATATCGGTGTGTACGAAATTAAATTTTCTAATGTGCCACTTGGCAAACGTTTAATGTACGCACGATGGAATGGTAAAGAATGGTCAAACTTTGCGTATAAAAAGAATGATGACTGTATGAACGATTGTTTCGGCGCAGTGCAAAAGAAACATTGGCGCGGTTTTACGGAGGAGCAGACATGACAGAAAAATACGGTATGGGTCACACAGACCCTCGCGCCATATATGGCTTAACTGCTGTTGAATTGGAAGAGCCTGTTGTGCGGTGGGAATTTCTTGAGCGCAACCAATACGAGATAGGTTCACTTGTGACGCAGTTAATTTTTATTGCGGTGGTTGTCATATTGGGGGTGTTGATATGACAGGCTATCAAAGCAAAAAGGCGGCGGCGCAGGGCAAGCTGGAAGATGACGATACGCAGGTATACCAAGACCACGACGATACGCTGACGATTGCATACCAAAGCGGCTACTACGATGGAAAAAAAGCAGCAGCGCAGGAGCCTACCAAGTATTCTTTCAGAGCGCAGTGGGAAGAAGATGGTTGTATTGGCGTAGTTGCGGCTATTGAAAGGTTAGATGGTGGTGTTCATTTATTGAAAGACACCATTGACGCACCACAGCCAGTGCAGGAACCTGTGGCGTATCTTTGTGGCCCAGACAAAAACGGTATGTTTGGTTTACCGACAGCGGACAAGGCTTGCAAATATTGTTTTCCTGTTTACGCCGCACCACGACAGCGCCCTTGGGTTGGGCTGACGGATGAGGAAATAGAACAGTTACACACAACATGGGTGCTTGGTGGCGGGTTTAGACAATTGTGCAATGCCATAGAAGCCAAACTCAAGGAAAAGAACAATGGGTGAACGACTAATACCAAAGCTGGACAGGCTTGGCGCGGAGGCTGGCATCAAGCAGATGACGCCCGAGATATATAACTTTGCCCTGCGGGTGCGTGCTGATGTGGTAGCGCAGTGGCCTGAACGCCCGTGGGTTGGGTTGACTGCCGAAGAAGCCGTTGAATGCTGTACAACAACCGCAACACAAACGTGGAAAAACTTTGAAGCTAAGCTCAAGGAGCGCAACACATGAAAACAATTATTCATGTGAATCAGCACGTCATAAAATCCAATGCAAAAAATGGAACAAATGAGCCGGTGTTAACAGTAAAAACGTACAAGGAAAACCGGTATGCACATGAAGCCGTGATCCTCGGTCCATGCAAAGTGGTCTATTCTCCTGACAGAGCACTTTCGTGCGGGGCAAAGGTGTGGATTGAGACGCATGCAGAGGTTGAACTTAAATTAGAGGAGCAAACAGCTTGACCATATTCGTGAGCCTCGCTTCTTACTGCGACAACCTTTTGGAGCAGACCATGACAGAAGCCATGACCAAGGCTAAGTACCCAAGGGATATCCGTTTTGGTGTGGTGGAACAGCAATACGTTGAGAAACGTCTGCGCTCTGAAATTGTCAAGAATCCGCAGGTCCGTTATGTCGGGATTGATATCCGCGAGGCGCGGGGCGCGTGCTGGGCACGGGCTTTGGCGATGAGTTTATACAATGACGAGGACTACTTTTTGCAAGTGGATGCACACACGGTATTTGATGAGGATTGGGATGAGAAACTGATCAAATCCATAGAACATTGTGGGAAGAAATCAGCCAAGCCTTTGTTGTCTAGTTATCCTCCTTCTTTTGAAATTAAGGACAAACAGATCATCCTTCAGTACGCCCCCAAGTGCATGGCCACATCATGGGTAGTGGACAAAGAATGGCCTAATGAGCCTAACGGTAATGACATTGTCTTGCATTTCAGGGCGTACGTTTATAACGATGTTACGGAGCCTGTCAAAGGGTTTCATGTTGCTGGGGGAATGATTTTTGCGCATGGGAAGTTTGTGTACGAAGTACCGTATGACCCGCATTTGTATTTCCAAGGCGAAGAACAAAATATCTCGGTCAGGGCCTATACGCATGGATGGGACATTTACCATACCCCTGATGTTCCTGTTTATCACCTGTATGCCATGAATAAAGAAGGGCAAGAAGGAACGCCTGATATTGAACGTAATCAGAGGGAAACGCACTGGGTAGAAGACAAGGACAAAATGCGTAAGGAGCGATGGTGGGACCTTGATAAAAAGTCAAGGACTAGGCTATCTGCTTTACTGCATAAAGGTGAGAATCTTGGTGCGTATGGGCTGGGAAAAGAACGCACATTAAAGGACTATGCGAAGTTTTCTGGGATTGATTACGTCAACAAAAAGCTTATGCCTAATGCATGGTTGCCTTCTGAACGTCCTGCGACTAAGAAAAAGAAATGAAAGTTGGTGTGATGATCCCCACTTATAAGCGGCCTGATCTGCTTCGCGCAGCCGTGCTGCAATGGATTGTGCAAACAAGGCCACCGGACATTATTTGTGTTCATCAGAACGGGGAAAGCGAAAGCTACGAATGGGTTGTGGAAGACCTCAGGTCCTTGGTCCACGTCAAGTGGGTCTACATGCCTAAAACTATCCCCCAGCACCGTTGGTATCTTGTACCGCTAAGTTATCTGATCGCACAGGACTGTGATGTATTCTTTTGGGGTGACCATGATGATATTTATCTACGTAACCATGTGGAGAAATGCATTCGTGAGCTGGTACATGCGGACATTACGGTGTCCGAAACGTGCGGTGTGCTGTATCTGAAGGGCAAAGAGTTTGCCTACGATAAGCCAAGGAAATTTACTGCGCATGCGCCCGGGGGGATGAGTTCATCTATGGCATTTAATCGTCCTTTTGCCTTGGTTTTGGAAGAGGACTTACAGGACGACACAAATACTTTTTTCTCAGATAACGTAGTGGCCAATGTAACCATGCCGAAATTTCGTGTGTTTAGGGGAGAAAGGAATACCACTGTTTATGTATCCCATTCAGGATCATATAGCTCATCAAGCTGGGTAAAAGAAAGCGATTGGGCTAAGGAAGCCAACTGGGGAACTGTATGAACATATGGCAAGACTTTAAGAGTAATAACGGCAAAGGGATTTACAAGTGGTCACATTATTTCCCTATTTATGAAAAGCATTTTGCTTCTTGGCGCAATAAAAATGTGACTTTTTTGGAAATCGGAGTACAGCGGGGCGGCTCACTGCAAATGTGGCAGCGTTTCTTTGGCCCGTTGGCCACGATTGTCGGCATTGATATTGATCCAAGTTGCGCGGCGCATGGTGGGGAAAACGTGCACGTGCGCATTGGGGACCAATCCGATACACAATTTTTAAAATCCCTAATTGATGAATTTGGGCCTTTTGATATTGTTCTGGATGATGGCAGTCATCACATGATTCATATTTGGAAGACGTTTGAATTCATGTATCCCAAAATATCAAAGAATGGGATCTATGCGGTGGAGGATCTGCATACAGCGTATTGGAAGGAGTATGGAGGGGATATTACGGACAAGAACACTTTTGTCAACATCAGCAAAAGTTTTGTTGATGATTTAAATGCGCACCATTCAAGGGGCGTGTTGAAGCCTAATTTCATAACAGACAATACGTTTGGGATTTCTTTTTACGACAGCGTTATCGTGTACGAACGAGGGCGCATACCAAATAGAAATCCTATTCTGTCTGAGTAACCAAAGGAACATATGACCGAACACGAACAAAATTTACGCGACCTAGCAGCATTAGTTGCTATGGCAGCGCTGTTGGTTAGGGATAAATACAGCCTCTACCCACATGACACGGCATTCAAAATAGCAGATCAATTTATTAACGAAAGGAAGAAAAGTGGTAGCAACATTCAAGATGAATGACACCGATTCAGCACGCAAGGCATTGAATCTGATGGTGCCTTGGAAGAAGCGGGAGAAACAGGCCAATGAGGCCACGCCTCCCAGCATTAACATTTGGAAGCAGCCAGTGTATAGCCCACCTACGGGCGACTATGTGAGGCCCTCGGGCCTCGATCACCGCAAATATAAAAGTAAAGGATGACCATGTATATTGTTTCAGTTGTTAATTACGCACTGCCCTGCATGCTTGCAGAGACGGCGCTAAAGGATGCGCACAACGCTGCGCTGGACGGGGACTTGGTAAAGGCGATGGACTATACGATCCAAGCCATTGCTGAGTCAAAAATAATGCTTAACTCACTTATAATTATGAAGGAGAAAGAAGATGCTGGACGCTCTGTCACGTAACCGATTGCGCGATGTTGCTCGCCCCAAACGAGGGGACTTAAACAAACAGAATTATTTATTGGAACAGGTCATTGAGGACTTGCACAAAAAATACCCAGAGAAATTTCATGACAATCTATCGATCCATAACCGAGTGTTTTTTCACAAACCCCATATCCACGTTTTAACCCCATATCACCATGCTATTAACATTTGAAAACCTAATCAAAGTACTGGATGACCTTGCACGGGCATACCGGCAAACCAACGGCCTTGATGGGGCCTACGACAAACCCCTTTTAGCCGCAGAAATGGTACTTAAGAAATATGCCGATATCACAGCATCCCAAACTAAGAGAATTGCTGAAGCAACATCCGGAGGGGATGACGTGCGCTGAACTGCATGGGCTGTCCGGTATCAAATCAGAGTCCATCAGACAGGCTTTGAATAACATGCCGGACACCTATGTTGATAGGTGGCAAAAAAGGGGCCGAGGCCCCTTTCAAAAAGTGTGGTGTGTGGTGGACGTTCCTAAAGACTGTCCCCACCCCACACAATCACTTCGCTGAGCCCCAAGTTGGGCCGACTTCAACGTCACACCGGCTTGGAACTTCCAACTTCACAGCGGCTGCCATGATTTCGGCAGCCGCTTCTGCTTCTGCCTTACTGTTTACGCTCAACGCCAGCTCATCATGCACTTGCAGCATGCTGTTTATTCCCGCTTTGTGCAGCGCTACCATGGCAGACTTCACCTGATCAGCGGCGGACCCTTGGATAAGACGATTAAGCCCCTTGTAGGTGCCTGAGCGCTTGATCCGTTGGCCATATTCCATGGCGGCTTGCTCACGGGGCAGCGCCTTGTTCACGCCCCATTCCATCGGCTCCCACAACGGGAAGCGGCATTTACGGCCCAGCAGCGTGCGGATAGATCCATTAGATGTAGGGCTGTCAATTCGCTTCATAACGGCGTTGACAGTGCCTTTGAGAAACGGAACATTTTGGTGGAACTTGGTAATCAATTCATCGGCCTCGCCAAGATGCAGATCCAACTGCGCAGCCAGCTTAGCTTTGCCCATACCGTACATCAGGCCCAAACCAATTGTCTTGGCCGCCTTGCGATTGATACCTGCCATGGTAGCTACCATTTGGTGGAAGTCCGTATCAGGGTTTTCCCTATATGCGTTCACCATGGTCTCCGACCCGGGCAGATCCAAGAGGCTTGCATAGTGGACCAGCAGGCGCGGCTCCTGTGCGCTGAAATCGTTTGATGCCCACAGTTGGCCCTCTTCCGGCAAGAATAGATTGCGCACCATCGGGCCAATGATTTCATGGCGGGCAGGAACCTGCTGAAGGTTAGGGTTGGCCATGGACAGCCGTCCTGTAACCGTGCCCCCATCATCCGAACGCATCTGATTGACATGCGGGTGGATGCGGCCAGTCTTGGCGCTAAAGTCTAAGTAAGGCTGGAGAAAGGTACTATGCGTCTTATTTGTCTCTCGGGCCTCAATGATCATCCGCCCTAAAGGGTGGGAGCAAGATTCCAGAAAGCCTTTGGTAAAGCTCGGTGCACCGGCCTCGGTCTTTGCATAAGGCAGGCTCAGTTTGTCAAAGGCGGCAGCAATACTTTGGGCAGTCCAGATATCTACGGAATTGCCAACGAGGTTGCGCATGTGCGTATATAGCTCCTTCTCCCGCTTTTTGAGCTTATCAATCAGCAATTCGCAATTAAATCGGTCAAACCGAATTCCGCGCTGCGTCATACCCAGTAATACAGGGAATACAGCGGTTTCAAGATTAAAGATTGATTCGACTTCTTCCTGCCGCAGTTTGATCTTTAAAGCCTGCCACAGCTTCAGCGTCAGGGCAGCATCCTGCTCGGCGTAGTCACCCACATACATTGCAGGCAGCTTCCACAATTCCTTTTTAGGATGCACACCAAAATCAGCAGCGGCCATCTTCAGTCCTGCCTCTGACTTTACTTCCTGAAGATAGTCAAATCCAAGGGAGTTGAGGGAATAGCTGAAACGATTTTCGTCGATGAGCGGCGCTGCAAGCATCGTGTCAACGATACGGCCGTTGATGGTAAATCCGCTGGCTTGAAGCCATCCGGAGTCATAGGCTGCGTTGTGCATAACTTTGTCGGCGGGGGTACTGAGAACTTCTTGTACCCATCTTTCAACTCGGGCCTTATCAAGGTTACCGCCGCCTTGGTGGGCCACAGGATAATATCCGGCCCATCCGTCCACAGCAACAGCATAGCCAACAATAAAACCATCACGTCTGGGCCAGCCGGGTCCAAAAGACTCCATGTTTGGGTCGCAGGTTTCGAGGTCAATTGCAATCTCCTTGGCTGTGGATAAGTTGGGGAAAGTTTCTGGAGCAACCCACTCTGTGGGCACAGTAAACATAGGCATGGTTTTCATATTCGGAATCCTTTTTCGATGTGCTTAGGAAGCACAAGATGCAACGATTGTTTGGCACGGGTTATGCCTACATAGAAGAGCCTGTGCACGTTATCAGGGTTTCGTGCATATTCTTTTGCAAACTTAGGACTCAGGTCCATGAGCAGCAATACATTGTCCGCTTCCCCTCCTTTGGCCCCATGAATTGTTGATAGCCTGATCCTCGGCGCTTGATTCAATTTCACTCCACGGCGCAGCAATGCAATCAAGTACTCCTGCGTTTCCAGCGATATCTTGCTTAGCGCTTCATGCCAAACCACATCGGTCAGCAGGCCAAAATTGCGCTTCAGGGAATCCATGTCATACAGCTCATCCTTTTCCCCGCTGCGAAAGGTTTTATGTCCTCGGGCCACGGCACTCGCATCAAGATACCGGTAAATCGTGGCCACATGCTCTCCAGTGACCTGCTTCCCCTTACGCAAGCGCTCCCAGTTGACCACGGCTCCTGCAATCTGAGGGGAGAGGCTGGGGATGCCGTTGCGCTCAAACAAAATGCCCATTCCTTTTAGCCATTCATGGATAGGATTGAGCAGGTAGTTGGTGCTGGCCATGATCAGCCATTGACCTTGGCTGATGTCCACATCCTCATGTCGGTAGTAGGTCTTGACGTTGCCCTCTACATCTCGCGACTTCCACGTCTTGCTTTGGCGCTCACGGATCTGCCGGACGATACTATCGGCCAATGTATGTATTTTTGTGGGTACACGGTAGGACTGATCCAGCACAGTGATCTTGCCTTGGAAAGACAAAAAGCTCTTCACGTCTGCCCCTGCCCAAGTGAACACCGCCTGATCATCATCCCCGGCCAAGTAGGTACGCTTTGCCCGCTCAGATAAGGCCTCCACCATCAGCCATTGCAGGCGTGACAAATCCTGTGCCTCATCTACAATCAAAACATCTAGGCTGGGCAATCTGGAGGGCTCATCTACAATCATTTCCAATAGGTCGGTGAAGTCCAGTAGGTTGCGGGAATGCTTGTAGTGCCGGTAAGTGCGCTCTACAAATTCAAAGTGTCGCCATTCGATGTCCAATGCTGACTGGTTGTAATGCTCCCGCAGGTCAAGGCCCTTGATCCGCGCAAGGTTGACTTCGTTCAGTATGGGGTTGTCCGCCTTGATGAACCCCATTTCCTCATCCTTAGTCAGGTCCAACTGGATGCCTGCCTCTGTCGCAAACTCTTTGTAGTGGGCAGGCTGCATGATGTCATCGGTGCGCGTTCCGAGGCAACGAAATGCAAGGCTGTGCAGCGTGCGGAAATAGGGGAAATCCGTACGTTCATTGAGCGCAGGGAACTTGGCAATAGCCCTGTCCCGCGCTTCGTTGGCCGCCTTGCGGGTGAAGGAAAAGTACCCAATGCTGATCGGCAGCGTTCCGGAAAGTAATTCCAAATCCACTACGTTGAGCAAGTAGGTTGTTTTCCCTGTCCCCGGCGGACCAAATATCTTGTTGATATCACCCATGATATCAAGCGTGGGGCTCAAGCCAGAAGAAGTCGCTTGGCCAAACAAGCAGCGGAGTATCGGGGCCCATATAGGCACTTTCGATATTGTATTCAATAAACTCCCGCGCCTCTTCTACGCTCATGCCGTCTCGCTTTTGCAGGATATAGCGAATGGCATCGGCGTTATATATAAGAACATGTATACGTTCATTGCCGTTCCACGTAAAGCATGGGCCAATGATGGCCTGATCGTATCCATCTAACCTTTTCAAAATGGGCTCCCTTCTGTGCGGGTGGTGTGTGTTTCAAAAGGAGCATCCTGTTTCTCAAAGCAAGGAATCCTCCAGCAGCGCGTGGTCCGTGATTTAAGCAGCAAGGATATGGGCTCGCCACCGAGGTCCCTGATCCGTTGTGCAATCTTGGGAGCAGTCAGCCCCATGAAATTGTTGCGCTTTAGGTGGGACATCAGGTCCTTCATCCTGAAGTAAGTCTTGGCCTCAGAATCATCATTCCACGGACGGCCCATGAGTATTTCATCGCGGTCCAATGCCTGCTGCATGTGGGTAGTGAACTCTTCCAGCAGATCCATAAATTGACCCGTAACGCTGGTATCTTCGCTAGCCTCAGTAATTTGCTCAGTCTCCACCATTTCTTTGAGCAGTGCATTGAGTAAATTCTCCCAGTCTTGCTTGCGCAGCGTGGGCGGCAGCAGGTTCAGACGCTCAAGGCAAGCTTTCTGAAAAGCCATCTGATTGAACAGGTTGTCAGTTTCCAGCTCGACCCTACGGCCATTGATATCAAGGAACCACAGCGGCGGCTCGCTAGCGTACTTAGACAAAGAACTGATCTTTGGTGCGTCAGGGCCGTTGCCCCCGATCCCAAACTTGCGTGTCCGGCACAGGCCAGAATTGCAAAAGGAATTGAGCGGCATGTCCTTACACTTGTACATGTAATCTTTTTTGTTCAATTGCTTTAGGATCACCTGCACTTCATTGTTAGGCAGCGGTGGGGATACATACTTGTAGTTGTACTCGGCCAGCTTGTCTTCCCAACCAGCGGGAGCCAGCTTCTTTAAGTAGATCCCGATATTAAACAGGCCGTTGTTACGTGTGCCTTCAGGAAAGCCTTGAGCGCAAAGAGCCTGTAGGCAGGGCGGACCATCCTTGATAGGGCTGTCCGGCTGCTTTGGGGGCTCAGGGAAGGCCAGTGGAGATGTCTGCACATTGGCTTCGTACAGCGTAAAAAATTCCTCCAGCGAAGCGGCAGATCCGTCTGCATTAAAGGCATAACGTGTTCCGTTATCACCAGCAAAATAAGGCAGGTTTAGGAAGTTGCCGGTATCCCCGCGCTCAACCAAAATCTCGGCCTGCTTGGGAAAGATCTCACGCCCTGCCTCACCCAACAATGCTGCTGAGGTTTGCAGGTAGTGCTGCATGTCGGCAGCCGGTATTGGCTCCCGAACAAATAAGAAGACGTGTGCGCCGCCGGACTTGCTGCGGCAGACAACTAACGGGAGTTTGAGCGCAGCAATTCGCTGCACAAGGCCCAAATGGTCAAGGGGATACTGATCAATATCAATGCAACCCCATATACAACTATTATCAGCGCGAATAGGAATGACCCCAAGACTAGGCTCAACGCCGTCAAGATGCTTGATCCAGAGGTCCTCTGTTGGCGGCTTTCGGACCACCGTGGCTTTACCTGCTTGTTTTCCATCACCGCGCTCCGATTTGATTACGTATGTCCCATAGGCAATATCCAGCCCGCTGAATATTGCCTGAAATTTTTCAAGTTGATCTTGCATCAGGCATCTCTATAAGATGGGGGTACTCGCTGCGTCTGTGTTTGACCCTTTAAATCAGGCTGCAAATACCGCAGCAACGCCAGCATCCGCTTTCCCCCCGAATATCAAAACGGTGCTGGCCCGCCAGCGGTGACATCCTCATCAGCGTGTTTGACTTTCACGTCACCAGCGCTTACCGAAGAGGAAAAAGCTTTGGCGGCGTGGTACACGCTCATGTCATTAATCGGCCCAATGCGCTCGACTTCCCAGCCGTACCATTTACCCTTGTCGTTGGACTCAGCCTGAGTTGTCAGACGATAAAGGTGTGAATACATCGGTGGCGTGTATGCGCCATTCTTACCCATCAACTTGGTGGACATCATCATGGAATTCCACTTGCGCGACTTCTTCAGTTGCGTGGACTTCATGGTGATCAAGGCAGGCTCAGGGATGCCATCATCGCTAATCACCATCACATAATGATTGGCGGTGTTTTCGATGTAGTTCCCGTTGTCAAGGTAATCCTTGTTGTCGCCCGGTTCGCGGTGCGTGCGACTCAAAACGTCAGACGTGGCCGGGTAGATCGCAATCGGAGCGCCCGAACCAACTCCACGTGGTGCCCACTCAATGTACTGACGTACATAGGCGCAAGGCACAACGATCATCCCCTTTTTGCCGTCATACAACGTACCATTTACAGTGTTGTAAACCATACCGGGCATCGCACCATCGACCTCACCAACCTCGGGGGAGGTATTGGTCAACAAGCGCAAGAACGGCAGAGCAAAATCATCCTGATTCATCGACTCAAAGCCGCTGGATGCATCCTGTTCAAAGTCATTCACCAAAGCAATTGCTTGCTCGCTTTTCACTGCTACTTCTGTCTTAGCCATTTTTCATTTCCTTCTTTATGCTGATTTGATAGTTGCTTTTTGGCCTACGTATACGCCAAAAAGCTCGGTTGGGAACTCGCTTCCACGTTCCACTTGCTCACGAACCCAAGCTTTCAAGGTCTGGGGCTCGATCTTCTGCGATTGCTCGACTGGATAGTTTTGCTCACGCAGTTGATTCAGTAATGTGTCGCACAGGCCGTCTTCTCCACGGCCAAAACGTACTGACACTGTGTTTTTGATGATGTCATCAAAGCCGTTATCACGCAGCCACTCATAGGCCTTGGCGCGTTTCTCTTCCTTGATGCTGGCGCTGTAGAAAGGCTTGACTTCAATGTTGCTGCCATCAGCCATCTTGAAAGACTTCATACCAAGCTCGGACAACATCGCAGGGATGGTGTCTTCCAGCAATTTGCGGCGCTGTTCTTGGCGCTCTTTCAGCACACTCTCCAGCTCTTCCACTTCTTTTTCCAACTCCTTGGCCCGCTTGGCCAAGGCTCCAACGGAGGACAGGTCTTCGTTCTTCACGACCAAAGCGCCAGCATCCTCCTCAAACAGGTCATTCATATCAGTCATCATGCTCTCCTTTCTCAGTGATGTCCAAACGGACGGGAATATACAACTTTTCGCGGCGGTCCCATTTCAGGGCAGTAAAACTGCCTGAGTTATAGGCTGCGGCTATCGCACAAGACAATCCGATAGCCACAGGGTCACCAGTCAACAACAGGAAATCTTGGTCAGAGTATTCCCGCAACTTGCGCTTCAGCAGCCTTACGGCGGGGGCCGTGGAGAATGCGATCTGCGTGTTGAACGGGAGCAAAACTACCATCTCCCCAAAGGACATTGCAGCAGCAATATCGTGATTGGGCATTTCCTGAACTACATATACCTTAGCGGTACGGGGATCTTTTTTATCAGTCACGTTACGTTATCCTTTCTTAAAACGTACGGCTAGTGTACAATACTTTTTCCGGTTGTCAACACAGAAAGCAAGAAAGATGAATTATTTTTTAGAGAAGTACCCCTTCAAGTACCAGCCCTTCCTGCATCAAGCTGCTTATTTGCAGCGGTTTTGGGAGGAGAAAAGCGTTGCGCTGTTCGCGGACATGGGCACTGGGAAGAGCTTTATGCTCATCAACAACGCCGCCATGCTTTACGACAAGGGCAAGATTGATTCCATGCTGGTTATCGCTCCAAAGGGGGTGTATCGTAACTGGTATACCAGCGAATTGCCTAAGCATTTACCCGAACACATCACCGCCACCATCGCCTGCTGGTCCCCCACCCCAAGGAAGGCGGAAAAGGCAGAAATGGATGCCATGATGAATGCAGGGGACACACTGCGTATTTTGGTGATGAACGTGGAAGCATTTAGCACCGAAAAAGGCACTGCCTTCGCCAAGCTGTTTTTGCGTGTTACCAAGGCTTTTATGGCCATTGATGAAAGCACCACCATCAAGACCCATACCGCTAAGCGTACGAAGAGCATTGTGGCCCTTGGCAAGGAAGCAAAGTACCGCCGCATCGCCACTGGCTCCCCTGTGACAAAGAGCCCTTTGGATCTGTATGCGCAGTGCGAATTCCTCGGCCCTGATTGCTTAAATGCAAGCAGCTACTACGCTTTCCAAGCGCGGTACGCGGTCCTTGTTGAACGCAAAATGCCTACCCACACATTTAAGCAGATTGTGGGCTACCGCAGGCTGGATGAATTGCAGGAGAAGCTGAGCGATTTTGCCTTCCGTGTGACCAAAGAAGAATGTCTTGATTTACCCGACAAAATCTACACCCGCCGGGATGTGGAATTGACTAAGGAACAGCAGAAATACTACGACCAAATGAAGCTCATGGCGCTGTCCGTGGTTGAAGGTGGTTTGATGACCACCAACAATGCTTTGACCCAGTTGATGCGCCTGCATCAGATCGTCTGTGGCCACGTTAAATTGGATGATGGCCAAGAGCTGGATATCCCCAGCAACCGGATAGATGAGCTGCTGGCGGTGCTTGCTGAAGCCAGTGGCAAAGTAATCATCTGGGCCAATTACCGCAAAGACATTGAGAACATCAAACTGGCCGTTCAAAAAGAGTACGGCATGACTTCTGTAGCAACCTACTTTGGCGATACTGAAGCAGAGGATCGGCAGGATATCGTCACCAAGTTCCAAGACCCCAACAGCGAGCTACGCTTCTTTGTCGGTAATCCCCGCACAGGAGGCTATGGCCTGACATTGACTGCTGCTAACCTAGTGGTGTACTACAGCAATAGCTTTGACCTCGAAGTACGTTTGCAGTCCGAGGACCGCGCTCACCGTATCGGGCAGACCCAAAAGGTTACTTACGTTGATCTGATTGCCAAAGACACCATGGACGAATATATCGTCAATGCCCTTCGTAAGAAAATCAACATCGCTGGCGAAGTGCTTGGCGAACAATTTAAGAAATGGATCATCTGATGCAACTCATCCCCATCCGCAAGCGCTATGTGTACGAAAAACTGGAAAGAATCGACACGTCTGAAGGGCGTGTATACAAAGTAGGAGATTTGCAACGCTTACCCAGCGTGACTTCTATCCTGTCTGCCACCAAAGATGGCGCTCACCTTAAAGAGTGGACTGCCCGGGTAGGTGAGGAGGCCGCAGAGCGCATTAAAAACGAAGCGGCTACCGTGGGCACCCATATGCACAACGTAGTCGAACGGCTGCTGCTTAACCGTGATCTGCCTGCTCCCCGTACGTGGCTCGCGGTCAAAGGGTATCAAATGGGATACAAGCTGATTGAGGAGTTTTTCCCACATGTAAATGAAGTGTGGGGCGCGGAAATCCCGTTGTACTACCCCAACCGCTATGCAGGTACTTCTGACTGCATTGGGGTGTATAAAAGCGACCCATCCATCATTGACTTTAAGCAGACCAACAGGATGAAGAAGCGGGAATGGATTGAGGACTACTTCATCCAGTTAGCCGCTTATGCCATGGCCCACAACAAGGTCCACGGTACGTCAATCAGGCAGGGCGTGATTATGATGGTTGCCCAAGATGGGCAGGTGCAGGAGTTTGTAACCTGCGGTCGGGAATTTGATTCCTATGGAGACAAGTGGTTGCGCAAAGTGGAGGCGTTTGAGCGCCTTCAATCCCCTACTTAGCCTTTTTTGCCGCCCGCATGTTGTCCACTAAGTTGGGGTAAGGCCTCCCCGCTGCTTTTGCCGCTGCTTTCGCACTGGCTTTTTTGGCAGGGGAAAGAGGCTTAGGAACACCAAGCTTCTTTGGGCGGGGTTTATCCCATACTTCTTTGGCCATATTGTCCTCAACGTAGGTTGCGTAGTTTGTACAGAGTACTGAGGTACAGACCCACTGCATCATCGACAAGGTTTTGCAGTGGGGTATCATTTTTGTCGATGGCGGCGTAACGCATTTTCTCAATGTCGGTCATGTGCTTCTCCAGAACATCATCAATTTCCTCATACGAATCCATGGTCAGGATTGGGATGTTGGCAATGATGGTATGGCGGCCTTGGTAAGCCTCGGTCAGCGAATCGGCCTTCTCGACAATTTCAAGGTAGAACGTGTTAAGCGCCATGTGAATGGAGAAACTACCTGTCCCGGTGATCCGCAAATGCTCCCTGTGAGCCACTTCGCGGCTTAGGAACATCGTGGCAATAAGTTTGTCAATCATCGTTGTTGTCCTTGTTGGATCTGCGCCTGACGCTGTTGCAGCAGCCCGCTGATTGGATCATTGGGGAACATGGCAGGATACATTAATTGTATATTAGGCCCGCTGGCCGGAGGGGGTGCGCCCACCCGCATGTTCATCTGTGGGCCAGAAGGCATCTGGGTTCCCGTGGTCGGCGGAGCAGGAGGCAAGGCCCGCAGCATTTGTTGTGCTGTAGGCTGTTTGCGTTCAGGCTGAAGATTGCTGATCGCTGCTTGTTTTATTGTTCGGCCAATCAAACTGGGAGCAGGTGCCCGGGGCATTTCGTATACCTTGGACACATCGATACCAATGTTTTGCAATGCCTTGTTGACGGTAGTAGCTTGCTGCGGTGTGCCCACATGCGTGATGGAATTTGCAAATGCAGGGTCTTCCAGCGCTTTAGTAAACAAACGCTGATAAAGCTGGGTTTCTGTTTTCCCTGCCAAACGCAACATCAAAGCAAGGGCACCAGTTTCAGGATTGATCCTTCCGACTGCTGTTTCGCGGGCCGTGGTTGTCAAGAATTGAATGCCGAAGCCAAACAAACGCTTGAGTTTCTCGTCCGTAGATTCAAACACCGGTATCTGGCCAGTTACATCAGCAAAAGCGTTGACCCGGCGCTGCATATCAGCCAAAATTTTCAGATCTTCAAAGTGCTTGCTATTCTCAAACAAAACTTTCAAGCTCTTTTCATTATTGTCCAAAAAGCCTTTAAGTGCGCCGCCTTTTGTTGCGCCCTGTGTAGCAATGTCATACACAGACCGGCGTAGGGCAGCCAAGTTTTCTGGATCTTTAGCCATCTGATCTACCAACGTACGCATGAGCGCCGGGTCTTTTATGGCCTGTGCCAACATTTGGGAGGGATCAGCATTTTGACGAGAAGCCTTGGCCAGCATGGAATCCAATTCTGAATTCTTGGCGGTAACCATCCGCTGGTCTAATTCGCCCATGCGAGTAACGTAGCTTTCAGCCAGTGCTACTTCGTTTTTCAGCTCCGCTTGGATGTTGGCGGGTAGTGCATTGACAATGTTTAGGTTCTTATCCAGCACTGAGCGGATTTTCTTGGGATCAATCAAGCCTTCTTGGTTGACCACGCCTTTGCTGCGCAGCCAATCAATAGTGCCCCGGCGCAAGAGATCCTCGCCTTGGGGAAGATTACCCAAGGTGGTTTGAAGCTGTTTTAAATTGCGGGCATCTGCAAATGCGCGTTGCATCAATTGCTCATTGGGCAGCAAATAAGACTCGCCCCCACGGGTTTTTTGAGTAATCAACAGCGGTAGATTTTGCTCATATCCAGCGCGGTAATCATCCAACACGCCTTTGATGTTTTCGTACTGCTTATTGATCTTGGGTACATGCTGCAAGACCAGTTTTTCAATGTCGTTGTATACAGCATCGCCAGTTTTAAGATATCGATCTGCATCCGTAAGCCGCATACGGCCATTCTTCATGGCATTGTTGTAGCTGAATAATGAGTCATTACGAAAGCGTTGTGCTGCTGCCAGATAGTCCAATGCCTCGGGCAAACTGATATCAATTTTTGTGCTTTCCTCCGCGATCCGCGCAGCGTCAGCCTTGATCTGTTCAGGATTAATGACGATTTTTTTGCCCGGTATACCGGAAGGCATGGAGATGTTACCCTGTGCATCAGGCTTGCTGACAATGTCAGAAGCAGAAATAGTACGTTTTCCACTCTTCCCTGCTGCTTCACCTTTAACTGCTTTCAGCACCTCGCTACGCAGAGCTTTTTGGAAATCAGCGGGCATTCCTTGCAACTGTGTAGACAAAGCCTCATCCGTCAGTTGGGTGAGCATGTTGTCCGTCATCTTGTCCCGGGCAAGCTGCTGACGCGCCACAAAATCGCGGATAAGTTTGATTGGCTCAGGCATGGTCAACCGCATGGATGGGCGGTCAATTTTGTACTTCTCAATCAATCGTTGAGCAGCGATTTCCATATCCTGTGCAGGGAATAAGGATGCACCATTTTCCCGGGTAGGCATGGGGATACCTTCAGGAGAAGTACCTTGGCGCATACCCATTTGCGACAGAACTTTCTGGCGCATATTGGCATCCATCTCCATGCTGCCTGCGATCACACCACGCAACTCATTGTTCAGGTTGTTGATGTCTTGTGGCCCAAGGCGCTCGGATATGGCTGCAATTTCTGCATCTGTCATATCGCCTTTTTGTCGCATCATGTCCTCAAAAAAGCTTTGCCTATCGGCCTGTGCAGCGCGAAATGCTTCTTCAATTGGTTTGCGGGCTTCGGGGGCAAACGATTCCATCAGGTTCGTAAACCGTTGCTGGTTGTCCGCGATCCGCGCTTTAACGCCTTGTATTTCGGATGGACCAAGCTCATTCAAAAGCTTGGTTTTCTCGGTCAGCAGTGGGCCATACATGGTCTGCTCTGCGGCATCCAAGGTGCTTTGGCCATTGACAAGAAAGTGTTCCGCGACTCGCGGATCTTGGAGCGCGGCTTGCAATTGGCCAAGGGCTTCTTTCGCTTCAGGGCTTTCCGCAATGGGTCCGAATACATTGACCAGTTTTTGCTCAGCACGCTTGAGCATGACCTTGGGAAAGATATTAATCACAGGGAGCTTATACCCTGAAGGCAAACTATCCAATGCTTCCTGTTGTACGCTCCCTAATTCTGTTGGCTTAACACTTATTCCAGCTACTTTATTTTTTACCCAACTAACTGCATTACGTCCGGGGGAGACTGCGTACCATGCAGCGGGGCCCAAAAAGGCCGCAGCAGGAAGTACTTCCTTGTACATTTCCTTGTTTGGATCGCTGTCATCCACATTTTCTTGGACAGCCTGTTTTAGCCCTTCATATGCTGATCCAAAAGCCATATCTGTGGCAACCGCTTTTACAGGATTGGCAGCAATATAGTTCAGCGTATCATCCGCCAAACCTTTCAGGATGCCCTTGACGCCTGTTCCCGGAGCCGCCATTAGCCCAGTAACTGGACGAGCAGCGGCGGCAGCGCCAAGGATGCCAGTGAAAGGCAACGTCATTCCAGCGCCTTCGCCAATGGCTCGGGCATAGCGCTCAGGCGCATTCTGTGGGGCTACTTCTCCACGATTAAAGATTTTGGAAAGTTGGGTAATCTGGTCACCTTGCAGACCATTGGCTTCTGCAAACTTTTTATAAGCAGCATCAGGCAAAGCAAACAAAGCAGCATTAAACCCCCACGACAAATTCTTGACCAAACCTGTTACCGCATCCATCGGGCTGGCTGCGGAGCGTTCTAGGCTAGTGTTTCGTGGATTTGTGCCTTCAGGTGAAGGCACAGCCGCACCTTTAACATCTGGTTCATTTCCATATAGGTCTATTACATCGCCGTTTGAGTCAAGGACTTTCATTTCTGAGCCTCGTCAAGGGGGTTTAATACTGACGATAGGGGAACGGATTTCACTTCCCCACTGGGTTTACGCACAAATACCACTGCATTAGGAATGGTTGTCTTTTTACCTAAACCTTGAAGAAAAGTAGTCATGATTTTTTGTTCTTGCGGATCTGATGGCATTACAAAAGGATCATTTGCTGTCCCGATAGGTGGCGGAGATATGACGTAATTGTTTTTCTCATACCCTAATTGAGTTAAAACAGATTGGCGAGCATTTCGGAAATTTGCCTCCAGTGAGTTTAGAGTTCCTGCGGCCAACTCCTTATTTCTAAGGAAGCCATTTGGATCATTTAACTTAGAAGCTGCATCCCGTGCCCATTCTTGAACTTGCACGGGAACATGGCCACCTTGATCTATAGAAATCGATCCTTTAGTGATCGCATCAAATCCTGTAGTCAGACGGGTCATTGCATCTTGTACGTTAAGGTTAGGCTTAAATACTCCACCAGACAAAGGAACAAAAACATTATTTACTTTATCTATAATAAATGCCCCGGGGGAATATGCATTTGCCACAAGGCCTTTCATATTGTTTATGGTAGCAAGATTGTTATCTATCTGCGCCAACGCTTGACCTAACTTCAGTCGGGTATCCTTGTCCGTAGCCACAGTGGTTGGTGCTTGGCCAAGATTTCGGACATAGGGGTTATCCGTATCACGTAAGGTATACGGACTGGTAACAGCAGAAACCACTGAAGGATCTTGTGGATCAATACCAAAACCGTTGTAACTTCCTTGGCGAGTTTTAGAAATACGTCCACCAAGGCCTGCGTCTTCCAATACATTTCCACCCAGTTTTGCTTGTTCGCGAATAAGACCGTAGTCACCTCTGAGCATCTCAAGCCTTATTGCTTGAGCGTACTTATCTTGGCTATCCACATCAGTGATGGCTTGCGACAAGGCAGCGCTATCTACCTTCATCTGACGATCACGTTGTTGGGCCAAAATGGCTGCAAAGCCGCGAGGCACGCCGCTTGCTGCTTCACTCAACGCCATGGCAGCAGTCGGAGCGCGACTTGAACCAAACTTAAATCCTGCTTCAGACAGCAATAGCAAAGCATTTGCCTTGGCATCTTCTGTATCGCCACCTAATAGTTCGCGGTACAAACCTTGGTAATCATTCTTCAGGTTCTTAATGCGATTCAAACGGTTTTGCGGTGTTTCAGGTTTTTCCGCAGTTGCGGATGTACCGGGCAAGAATGCACCAGAATCTTTGCCGCCTTGCTTAGAAAGCTGCTCATTAATGAACGAAGATACGTCCGATTCAGGTACGTTTTGATCAGAAAACACGGGTGCACTTTCAGGGGCCGTGGGCGGCGCTCCTCTGGCCGCTGCACCTTTAGGGTTAAAGTCTGGCTGTTTATAGCGAGCCTCTTTCCCTGTATTCATCGGCGATTCCGTAGCATTCAGATTAGCCACTGTCTGGTCATATGATGCCTGCGCTTCAGGGCTCATCGGAGTCGAATCACTGCCTGTTAGACCCAAAATAGAACCAATACCTGCAGTAGCCGCCCCAGCAGCTCCGACTGCCTTAGCGGCAGTTGGGTATTGCTGGGCAAGTTGGGTCAACCCTTGGCCAATGCCTTGGGATAATGTGGGGTACAGCAGTTCACCACCGCGATTAATCTGCTCAGCGGTAAAACGGCCACCCGGGCCGCGAACATTGTCCAAAAATGGCTGGCTCATGCTGGGGTTCATGAACATACGGCCCATGGCAGCATCAGCTTGGCTCAAGTAAGGAGCGGCACGTGCACCAACATTCTGTGCCATCTGCGCAACCCGCATAGCAGGAGTGGCCAAGGCTCCAAAAAAAGCATGCATTGGAGGCATACCATCTGGTGTTGGAGGCTCTACAGCGCCTCCGTGTGCCATGCCTTGCGGAGCTTGTTCAGCCCCGCCCTGCGGTAAAGGGCTGGCACTCTCCATGCCCGGGGGCATGGCTCCTTGAGGGGGTGCTGCTCCTTGATCAGGCGGCGGTGCACCCATATCAGGAGGGGGCATTCCCTGTGCTTGTGGCAAAGCGCCAATACCCTGTTGGGGCGGAGGTTGTTGCTGAGCTAACTGCATTTGCAGCATAGCCAAAACTTCAGGCGGGGTTTCATCCGCAGCATCTTCGCCAACCATCAAAGCCAGTTCTTGCCTACGTGCATCCACAGAGCGGATATCACCACGCAGGTTATTCATCAAAATCTCAGGATTCTGGGGGGTACGAGCCATAGAAGGCATCGTGTCCTCTTCTGGAGGCTGCATGTCTTTTTCATCAAACCCAGACATGATGCCCGTGTTCCGCGAGGCTTTAGACAAGGGCATCGCAAACATCGCCCGCTTCAGGATATCGTTTTTCATCATGTTTCCTTAGAACAGTCCGAGTTTTGCGCCTGCCGCTGCACCGGCCACGAGTCCAGTACCGAGGCCCGCGATCTGCTGGAATGGGCTGGGTGTTGGCTGCATTGCAGTGGTAACGCCCATCTGCGAAGAAGGCGCACCTTTGTAGATGTCCGACTGGAAAGCCAATTGCTGATATGGCTGCATTGCGTTTTGCATTGCAGTTGCGCGTTGCGCGTCCAGCACTGCTTGGCTCTGTTTCTGTTGTACAGATCCAAAGTTGTATAGTTGGTTGACATCGTTCTGGCCAAGTCCCTGTGCCGTCTGACCAAGTGCTGCTTGTTGGGTGCCAAGATTGCCATATTGGGTGCCAAGTGCACCGATTCCTTGTGCCATTTGCTGGCCAATGCCAAACTGCTGAGCAGCTAAATTTCCGATTCCTTGGCCAACACCCTGCAAAGCTTGCGACTTCTGCAGTTGAGCGGCTTGTTCAGTATTGAACTGATTTTGTGCATTTTGATATGCATTTTGCAGTCCAGTTTGCTGGTTATTATTCATTAACTGGCTAAGATTGCGTTCACGCTCAGCACGCATAATTGCATCTCGGGAGCCACCAAAAGCACCAGACTGCGTAGCCTGTGCTTGCTGTTGTGTACCTTGAATATCAGCTTGACGCTGAGCTTCACGATTTTGAATGTCTATTACATTTTGCATGTAAGGAGACATATAGTTCGCAGCATTAGCTCCAGTGTTGAAGCTTTGGCCTGCATTTTGGGCAGATTGTCCTGCCATATTCAATGCGCTTTGGCCTCCTGCAAATTGACCACGGGTATCTGCACCTTGCATAAGGTTAGCAGCAGTGCCCAGCATACCTGCGCCTTGGCCCATAGTCTGGCCAGCACCTGTTAAATAAGGCTGATAAGCACCAATCCCTTGTTGGCCGATATTAATGGCAGCTTTTTGCTGGTCCGTGAGCCCCGCAACTTGGTAATTAGGGAGCGTAGGAGCTTGAAGTTTAGAGGCTGTATCAAGCAGCCCCATCTTGTAGGCTTCAATGTCCGGCGCTTCCCGGACTATTTGTTCTGATATGGTTGCGTCCATGATTAACCCCGTGTTGCGTTGCGTTCTAGTTGATGCATAAGGGCGTACATTTTCTTAGCCCCGGCTAATTTGCTGCCTTTTCCTGCGCCACGCACGGCTTTGGCCGTCATAACGAATTCTCCATCCGACAACATGGCTGGAATAGAGTCAGAAGTCTCGGTCCCCGGTCCTTGGATAGACCCCATTTTTCGGGGATAACTTGCTGTATCCATAGGATAACTGCCCTTGGACAATGAAGCAATACCCATGTTAGCGGCTCCACCCATAGCCGCAGTACGTAGTGTACCGGGTGTGTACGGGACAGAACTACTAGGAACCTCTGTATCGCGCAAAGGAGGAGTAGCCGGGGACCAAGGATTAGACCCAACAATTCTGCCTTGGGCATCATAAACAATACCAAATCGTTCCATTCCTTTTGGAACATATTTTCCGGGGTTTGCAGCAACATCTGCCCGCTGCTGTGCAATCTGGGCCATGATGTCGTTCTTCATGGAAGAATCAACCGGATTTGGTTGGAATCCACCAGTCAAGCCTAATGCACCGATGCCAGCGGCTACGGCAGGGCCGTAGGTTCGGACCATTCCCGGAGCTTGGTCCGCGACACGTTTTGCAGCATCCGTGTAGGACATCCCCTTATCCATGTAACTTTGGATGGCCGCATCCTTTTGTGCAGCAGACATTCCGGGGCTAAACAAATCTGTCGCACCCTTTTGAAACTGATCAAAACTTCCGTTTTTGATCCCGCCATACATGTTTTCGACAGACTGCCCAATTGTTGGGGCCTGATAGCCTCCGGGGGCTGTTGCACCTTGGGCAACATTTGTTCCCTGTGCGCTTTTTGCAGCGTTGGCCATGGCCATATCGTTGCTAAATACCCCTTGTTGTGGAGCAGCACCTTGAGGCGCAGCCTGAGCAGCAGATTGGTATGTGCTGGGTGGCCCGCCTACTTGTGTAGGAGCCTGTACACCTTGGGCAGCGGATTGGTATGTATCCGGAGGACCCATCACTAAACTGGGAGCCGGGGTTGCTGGCGCTTGGGCCGCGCCCAAGTTTGCATTACCCGATACTGACTGCCCTGTAACCGGTTGGCCAAAAACAGGTTGCCCAGTTGGGGTGTTAGGTTGCCCTAACATACTGCGGTCTTCAATCGGGGCTTTTTCGCCACCTGCGCCACCAGATACCAGTGATGCTCCCCCGGAAATAGCACCAGCTACCAATCCATTTTGAATGGATTTTTCCAGTGATTGGCCTTGTAGCAATCCTGCACCAGTGCCTACCAAACCAGCAGAAATAGCAGCATTAACTGCTGGTGCAGCCATTGCACCACCAAAACTGCCGACAAAGTCAGAAACTACACCGCCCGGGGCAGCAAAGTAAGCCGTTGCACCATTGATTAATGCAGTTTTAAGATCCTGCCCCGCTGCCAACGAAGTAAGTGCAGAAGCAGCAGGCAAGCCTACAAAAGTAGCAAGTGCAACTGTGGCAATAACCCGAATAATCGGATTTTGTAGGGCACTCTTAATACCATCACCTACCTTGTTAAGTACATCGCCAACACCATTAAAAAAATTCTCAATAACGTTACCAAACTCAGGTAAGCCTGTGGAAGGATTCATGGTCCCTGCGCCGCCATGCATACGCAATAAGTGCGCTTCTTTTGGGGTGATATGGGCAAGCATGGTGTCCTCGCCACGGCCTTGACTCATCAAGGACCGAGCGGCTTCGGCAATACCTCCGCGAGCCATGGTCGCTGGTGGTTCCATCGGTGCAGTAGGGGCTTGTTGCTGTGCTGACTGCTGGCGCTTCATCTTTGTATCCAGAAGTACCATGCCCAACGTAGCTACAAATTCAGGGCTGTATTGCTCAGGAAATACGCCCTGTTTCAGTGCACCAGACTGGATCAATTTAGCCAAAATGGCTCCATATTGATCTGGGTGATCCTTCATAAATTGCACCAGTTGCAGCAATTTATCTAGGGTGGCATCGTCTACCTGATCGAGGATCGGGGACATTTGTGCCATCATCTGATCCACTGCTTGCGAAGTAGATGGGCTGGCATTGTGCAAACCTTGGCGGACAGCGCTGTATGACTCCTCAAGGCTCAGGGGCGGAGGAGGGGCTTGGTCACTTTGGGGCAGTGCCATGATTCCTTGGTTTGGTGCGGTTGCCATAGTAATTCCTTGCTAAAAATCAGGTAAATGTTATCACGCCGGTAGCGCTGAGACAAACGATAGCGTGGCTACCACAGACTGGGTAGAAGGCCGGACGGGGCCAGTGGTTGCTGCATAGGCTTGAATAGTTACTGATGCCAAAGTAGTTGACCAGTAAATTTCTATGTACTGCCCAGCGGTTAAGCTAACGTAGTAGTTCCACCCAATAATCTCATGGGCTTCCTGTCCAGCCGACGCGCTTTTTCTTGCGGGAATAGATACATAGCCTGTGGAGCCCGTAATGTCGGTACCGTTTTGGCGCAGCCAAATGCTGATATCTTGGATGGCATTATCCGTATTTTGAAACTGAGTGCTGAACTGGAGGTTGTATATACCGGCGTTGGCTACAGTAATTTTGGAGCTTGCGATACTTACACCATTGGAAAAGTCCGTGGTGTTTAGCGTCATCAACGTAGCTGTGTTTGCCGTAGTTGTTTGGGACTGGTCGCTAGAAAACGCCCCATAAGGGAGCCGAATCCCTGCGCCCCCGGAGGATGCCATCAACTGCTGGTTAAAGTTGTCTAGCCTATTAAAGTAAAGACGCAGGACGTTATTGAGCTGGTCTATGTACTGGGAATCATATTCCCGTGGGGCCAACGGTAAGCTAGGTGCAACTACTTTGTTGAGTTGGTAGTCCGAAGTAATGATGTAGCTCATCGGCGACCATCCTGACGGGTATCTATACGGGTTGATCCAAGCTGCCAAGATGTTCCAAGCACATTAGAACTTATTTTTAATATCATTTGTCGACCACGTACACGGGTAAATACTTGGCCAGTAAAACCTTCTGTTATTGTGTAAGAAGCCCCGGTTAGCTGGTCTACATTTGCAGCTACCGGAGTTCCTGTACCTGACCCAGAGTTTTTCATGGGATACAACGTGTATGTGACTTGCGGGCTAGAACCAGAATCTGAGCCAGAAAAAGTCAAATCAGGCAGCATGCGCCAGATGAACGCAAAGTGGTCACCATCTCCAATATCAAATTCAGAGGAAGATATAAAGGAATTGATTGGTAGCGTTGTATCAGTTTCGTTGTCATCATTGCCATACTCTTGGTTGACCACGTTGTAGTTGTAAGTAGCCGCAAGTGGGTAATTACGTAAACCAGAGTCCAGCCATGCCGTACGCGCCATAGAGCCGTAATACCAAGTGTTTTCAAGATAGTTGTACACCACGTACCTATCTATCGTACTGCTGGCAGCGGTGCAATAGAAAAACCAAACCTCATTAAAACCCTCGTTAGTGCTAGCAAACACTTGCTGGTTTTGGCCCAAGTTAATGTCTTGGTAGATAAATTTACGCAAATCACAATTTAGCGTTTGCACCCGTCCATCATATTTATAAAACTTATCTATACCCATCCAATAGACTACGCCCGAAGCCTGTGCCACCGAGTTTTGGTTGAGGATAGATATGTTGTCACCAAGCAACTGCACCCCCCAAACATACGGTGGTCCAAGATACTGTAAAGAATAAATTGCAGCATCCGTCCAAACAATAATTTCTTGGCGTGTTTGAATTGTTGCAACAATATTAGTACCATGGGATAGGCGCACGCTACCGGCTTGGTTTGTGATTGCTGGTGTCCAGTTGGTGACCGACTCCTGATCCGACCAGCGAATCAGCATGGGGTCTTGCACCGTACTGCCAATGTCATTACAGCCAAAGGCAAATGTGAACCGGCTTACGTCAGAGACGTATACAAGATTTTGGATAATCGGCACGTTAGACGCCCCTGACAACGAAGTCACCGGGACAAGGTTTGGCAGGATATAGTGCGTACCAGACTGCGTACCAGAGGTATTAATTGCAGCGCCGCCAACAGTTGCCGACAGGTTAAACGTAGAACCCGAAGCGTTGATGACGTAATACGTGGTGCCGGGAGTCAAGCCAGTTGGCAAAGCAGATGGGTAGCCGGAACTTGTCAAGATAACCGGGCTTCCGTTTGCCAAGGTAAGCGTGCTGGTTACTACTGCAGGACTAGCAATAGTCACGGTAAAAATAGAAGGAGAAACGCCGTAACTAGCATCCCAGTAGTACATTGGTCCTCCACGGAACCCAGCTACCAAATTTTGACCAAAGTTTGTTTGGCTCCACAAACGCAAAGAGGAGGTAGACGTACCACCATATCCCCAGACACCAGCACCCCAAGCGCCAGCGCCCCAACCAGCCAAAGGAATTTCTGCATCCAAACCAACGTTGATCTGATACATAGCACCAACAGTCGTACCGCCACCTGCGGCTACTGTGGAACTTGCTTGGCTAGATGCTGTGATTGTGTACGTATTCGCATCAACGTAGGTAATTTTATACTCGCCGTTAAGGTTTAGCCCACCGACTGTAGCTGCATTATTGTAGGTAACATAATCATTATTGGTTGCGCCATGAGATGCGTGCGTTACCGTAACCGTAGTTTGGTTGATGGTTGTTTTGAACGGGTTGCTCAGGGTAGCGTAGCTACGGATGGGGGTTACATCGTTGTACGCACCGCCGTTCTCAATATAAAACTTGGAGCTTGTGCCTAACCCCAATAAATTAAGATTAGATAGTGTTGTCCAATTCCACAGTGAACGGCAAATTCCAAGAAATTTTGCAGCGGAAAGCCGTGCCCAGCCCCCAATTTTTTCAGGGGTGCCTTGACGAAAACGCACTTTGTCCGACTGATACCAGCCGCCCTCGTTGGTATACCGAGTGTTTTCCCGGTTAACCCCCGGCTTCAAAACAAGTTTCTGTAACGGCATCGCACATCCTAAGACAAAAATAGGGCACGTTCGTCAATGCGGCGGTTCTGCAACCCTTTGAGGATTTTACCCCCAGCCATGCAATACTTCAAGAACTCGTCTGCAGCGCCCGTCTTATCCCCACGTAACAGTTTTTGGCGAAGCGTAGAACGCTGGAGTGTCCCAAGGCCCACGTTAAAAGAAAAACTGACAAGCCCATCAAACATACCCTGTGTAAGGCTGACAGGACAGAACTGCTCGACCCCGCGCTCAAATCTAGCCAAATCTGCTGCAAGTATTCCATCTACTTCCTCCATAGGGAAAACCCTATCATCCTCTGCACGCAGAGAAACAGAATCCCGCTGCTCAATTTTTAGCTTGCCCTGCTCGGGATAAAGCACATGGCCTACGCCGATTGTCCAAAGGCGAGCAGGGCAACGATACGCACGTTGGCGAGTTCCCTCGTGGTGCTTGATGACCCCCAACGCTTTGGCAGATACTTTCATTTGCGTTTTACCGTTTGAACACAACCAACCTTGTATCCCAGATCACGCCATTCCTGAGCCGCTTTCTGACAGGCGGCCTCGTATTCAAAGTACCCAACCGTAGTGACGTACTGCATATTAATCCCCGATATAAGCACCAGAGTCCAGATCATTTTCCAAAGGCCCGGCCCCCGAAGTGAAACGCAATAATCGAAGCAAACAGGGCTTGGGTATTGGAATCCCACAGCTTCTCAGCCAGCACAGGGAACTGCACGCCGTTGTTGTAGCCGTAGATAAACAGGCCGATATCCACAAAGCACAGTAGAGCAAAGAAACCAAGGGTAATAAAGCTACGAACACCTGCACGGAGGTTCTTCATCCACTGGCTGGTTCCCTCGTTCAGGGATTCGTCGTGCTGATAGATGGCGTTCATCTCAGCGACTTGGGCATTGACTAGATTCTCGTTGCCCTTGGCAGTGGTCTCCATCTCAAGCTGGGCACTGTGAATCTGCTCTATACGCTCCTGAGCCTCAAAGCCAGCCTTGCGCATCTCCAGCTCCCGCTCAATTTGCATCCGAGCCAAGTCCAGTTCGTGGCGTTTATCCTGCCGGTCTTGGAAAAAGTCCAGCAGTTTGGGCAAGCCGCCCATCAGGAAGGAGATTAGAGTTGATAGGATGGTAAGCATGGTTTAGTCCTTCCCGGTCAGGGATTTGATTTTGTTGTTTACTGGGGTTTTTTCTTCAAGGATTGCAATGTGCA